TTATGACGACAAAGTGGCGACCTCAATAACGGCGGCGTTTAACCCATACTATAAGTCTAGTTATCGTATCAGAAAACTTACTCCGAAAGAATGTTGGAGACTTATGGGGTTTGACGATTCAGACTTCGAGAAAGCCGAGAAGGTCAATAGTAATAGTCAACTCTACAAACAGGCTGGAAATTCTATCGTAGTGAATGTGCTTGAAGGTATATTAAGGAATTTACTCCAAAATGGACGATGATATCGAAATAATAAAACTAAAGAAAGGATAAAAATGACAACAATTAAAGACCTGAAGTTCGACGATAAGAACTTTAACAAGCATACCGAGTTTGGTATGAGTTTACTCGAAAAGAGCTTACGAGAGAACGGTGCTGGGCGCTCGATTCTTCTCGACAAAGACAATAACATTATCGCTGGAAACGGAATCGTAGAGGCGGCCGGACAGATTGGACTTGAAAAAGTCAAAATCGTAGAGGCTAAGGGAGATGAGATTATCGCGGTCAAACGAACGGACGTTTCACTTAACTCGCACAAAGGTCGAGAAATGGCTCTGGCCGATAACGCTACCGCTAAAGCCGACATAGACTGGGATGAGGATAATATCCGATCAGAGTTCGAAGAAGAAGAGACCAGGGCTTGGGGTGTAGACCTAGACTGGGATGAACCAGAGGAAGAAGATCTAGGCGTCGAGAAGAAACTTCTGAAGTGTCCGGTATGCGGTCATATTAACGAAGAAAAGGCTTTTAAGTATGCAAATCCCGAGTAAAGTTTATCCGTATCGTCTACCGTATATGGGGAGTAAGCAGAATATCGCCTATTCTCTTATGTTGACGATGATTCAGAAGAAACCGAAGGCTAAGTATTTCTTCGATATATTCGGAGGCGGTGCTGCGATGAGTTTGATGGCTAAACAGTTCGGTCTTAAGGTATTCTATACTGAAAAGAACGCTGGTATCGTAAATCTTCTGAATTTCTTAAAGGATAACAAGATTCCAGACGACTGGATTCGCTGGATAAGCCGGGAAGAGTTTAAGAGCTGTCTAGGTAAAGACGATCCGTTCAGCGTATTCGTCACGGTGGTATGGAGCTTCGGTAATAACCGTCAAGCGTATTTATTCGGCAAGGATATAGAAGAACCGAAAAGGCTTGCGTTCGAGGTTATAGTGAATCAAGACGAAAAAGCTCTGGCCGAGCTTAACAAAGAGTTCGGCGGTAGGCTTAGAATGCCAAAAGGAAAAGATATACATTCAAAAAGGATAGACTTCTCGAAGCAAGTCAAGAGGGCTGGAGGAAGTTTTAGATATGAAGATTTAGAGCATATGGAACTCGCAGATAAGCTGGCGCTAACCCAGTCACTAACTCAGTTAGAGTGCTGTTCTAGACTACAGCAACTCGAATACCTACAGCAACTCGAATACCTACAGCAACTCGAATACCTACAGAGCCTGGATTATCCGTATGATGAGGTTATTATTTACTGCGATCCACCGTATAGAGGAACGGCCGAGTATACCGATAACGGTTTTAACCCGAAAGAGTTCGACGAGTGGGTTAAGAAACTTAAATACGACGTATTTATCAGCGAGTATGACTGTCCGTTCGAAAAAATAGCGAGTTTCGGCAAATTAGCACTACTAAATAATTCGAAAGAAACTAGAACTACTGTATCGGAGAACTTATACTACCACAAAGGAGGTGGAGATGGGAGCAATTAACTTTAGTTCTGATAATGAATACTACACGCCGAAAGAAATCGTCGATATGTTCGGCCGATTCGATTATGATCCAGCTACCACAGAAGAAAAGTCGAAAGAGTTAGGAATCCGAAACTTCGACACTATCGAAACAGATGGCTTGAAATCGGACTGGACGAGGTTCAAGAGTATCTGGTGTAATCCACCATTTACACTAAAGGCCGAGTTCTTAAAGAAGGCTCAAGACTACTATGAAAGAACGGGGGGGGGTGTTTATATGTTAGTTCCGATTAGTTTCCTGACGACTAAGCGATTCCACGCTATTATTAAGGGTGCGAAGATATTCCTCCCAGATGGCCGAATAAAATTCGAGAGTGGTCTAGGTAAAGAATCTAGGTCGCCAGCGTTCGGAAGTGTAGTTATAAAGATTCAAGACAAATGGGAAATAGAACCGATTAGACTAGGAGGCATATATGGCAAATAACGAAAACATATCAGAACATAATTTTAAGAAATTAACAGCGGAAGAACAGCGAGAAATAGCGAGAAAAGGTGGCAAGGCTAGCGTAGAGGCTCGAAGACAGAAAAAGACACTAAAAGAGATCGGCGATATGATCGGAAGTCTTAAGCTTACAAATAAAGAAAAGATAGAGGTTATGAAGAAGGCCGGTATCGCTGATGAGTATCTGATAAAAGACGTAGCCGCTATGTATAAACTCGCTTCAAGGGCCGAATCTGGAGACGTAAGAGCGATAGAAGTTCTAGCCAAACTTCGCGGCCAGTTCAAAGAACAGATTAGCGCTGAGGTAGCTGAAATAAAGCCACTTGTGGATCTAACCGGGAGAAAGAAAAATGGAGAAGGCGACTCTTAGCGTAATTATCCCTGTATATAACAAAGCGCCATTCTTACGCCGGTGTTTAGATTCTATCGTGGCCCAAACCGACAAGAACGCTCAGGTTATAGTTATAGACGACGGCTCGACCGATGGTTCCGGCCAGATATGCGACGAATATAAGCCATTCGGATTCGAGATTTACCATACAAAAAATAACGGAGTTTCAGAAGCTCGAAATCTAGGTATTAAGAAGGCCACGGGAGCCTGGATAACATTTTTAGACGCCGACGACAGGTATTCTAAAGACGCCTTCGATATTATGCGCCGCGTCGGAGCCGAAGACGTGAACGATATAGTTCAGTTCGGCCAGTATCGCCATCTTCCGAACGGTAATGTAGTCGAGCGCAACTGGGGAAGGGGAACCTACGGGTATACAGAAGTCAGACGTCAGTGGGTCGGAGTATGGAATAAACTCTATAAGGCCTCTCTGGTTAAGGATATACGCTTTATAAAAGGTCTACAATTCGGAGAAGATGAAATGTTTAACATAGAGTGCTTACTAAAGAATCGCACGCTTTATCACTCTCCGAGAAATATAGTGCATCACTATTTCGATGACCTTAACTCTCTCTGTAGGGCCGGAGGGCTTCCTAGACCGAAACTAGAGCGCTTGATCCTCGAGCTTGAGAAGAAACGCGACACTCTAAAGAATGAAGAAGAAAAAGAGTGGATAAATACGATCATCAGTAGGCACTATAACTCGCCTACCTTCATAGAGAGAGACTGTCTAGCGCCTACTACGCCCGGTAATTATGATATAGTCTACTTCCTCAAGGAAGATAAAGTAAACGAAGAACTAAGATATAGTCTACGGTCTATCGAGAAGAACTTCCAGTTTAGAAACGTTGTATTCTACGGTGGCTGTCCGGAAGGTATCAAGCCCGATAAGCATTTCAAGCGATCGCAGTCCGAACCGAGTAAGTGGGAACGCGTCAGAGCCTCGATTAAGGCCTGCTGTCTGAACCCCGAAATCTCAGACAGTTTCTGGCTGTTTAACGACGATTTCTTTATTATGAAGCCGATGAGAGAAGATATGCCGGCCCAGTATAACGGCGATCTTAGAAACCATATCGAGAAAGTAAAGGCTAGACACGGCGGCCAGGATATGGACTGGACGGTCCGGCTTCGCCATTTATGCGAAACTCTAGAGGGCGCTGGTAAAGATACTAAGAACTATGCCGTTCATAAACCTATACTAATTAACAAGGCTAAAGCCCTAGAAGTTCTAGACAAATTCCCAGACGAGCCTATGTTTAGAGGCCTTTATGGTAATTACTGGGATATAGGCGGCGTATCAAATCACGATATGAAAGTCTTATTAAAAGATTATCCGGTCGAGAAGTTCAAAGACTGGGAATTTCTATCTACGCAAGACGATTCATTTAGAGACGGTATAGTCGGCCGTTATATCCGTGATAAGTTTACTGAAAAGAGTAGGTTCGAGTTATGATCGGAAGAACTACCGCTTTATCTAAAATAGAGAAGACGCTTCTAGAGCCTACGTTCTATAAGGTTATACAGGGTGGAATGTCGGCCTCTAAGACATTCTCTATCCTAGAAATACTTGTAGGATACGCCGAGAGCTACCCGAACTCGCTGATTTCTGTCGTAGGTATGAGCTACCCTCATCTGTCGACCGGCGCGATCCGCGACTTCACTAAGATTATGAAAGAGACTAACCGCTGGAACCCGGCGCAGTGGAACTCGACCTCTCATATCTACACGTTCGCTAACGGGAGCGTTCTAGAGTTTCTATCGGTCGATAAAATGTCAGCACGTGGCCCTAGACGTGACGTTCTATTCGTAAATGAGGCGAACGGTATCTCTTACGAAGTCTTTATGGAATTAGCCGGCCGAACTCGAGACTTCTGTATTATAGACTATAACCCTTCGGCGAAGTTCTGGGCCCACGAAGAACTTGTAGAGAAGATGAAAGACGATACGAGCTTTATAATTTTAACTTACAAAGATAACGAAGCTCTCTCGAACCGAGAGATAGAGAATATCGAGGCCCATAAACCCAAAAATGGAGAAGAACCGTCTAACTGGTGGACGGTCTACGGTCTAGGTCAAATAGGTTCTCTCGAGGGAAATGTTTACTCCGGATGGGTAGAGACTAGCGCTGAAGATATAATAGCAGGTGGAACTCTAGTAAGATACGGTCTCGACTTTGGCTTCTCTAATGACGAATCAGCACTTGTGGCGGTCTACGATTTAGGGGATAACAAGCTAGGAATTATCGAGAAGATATTCGAGAAGGGTATCCTAAACTCTCAGTATGCTCTAAAGTTCCAAAAAGCCGGTGTAGACGCTTCGGTTCTTATCGTAGCCGATTCAGCAAGACCAGAGGCTATCGCTGAGATAAAGCAGGCCGGATACAGAATCCTCGGAGCCGACAAGAACGCAGGCTCAGTATTAAGAGGTATAGAGAGAGTATCTGAGAAACAAATTTTATACTTCGGGGATAACTTGAAGCGTGAATATCTAAGCTACGCCTGGCGTAAGAAAAGAACCGGCGAGATTATGGATGAAGTCCAGGATGGGAACGACCATCTTCTAGATGCCTTAAGATACGCGGTCGACGACCTATCTAAGAAGCGTATCGAGTGGTAGCCAGCCAGCCTTTTTTATGTTCTACTGTCTAAAAGTAGAATTAAATAAGGTGGGGTGCACTTTAGGAGGTAGTGGCTATGAATTTTATTATTACGATCTACGGAGAACTTCCGGAAGGTATAGCAGACAAGTTATGGCGCAAGGTAGAACCTACGAAGTCGAACTTAACCGTTCTTGATAAGCACGCTTATATCTACGGAGACTGCGACGATTCAACTATTAACAAACTGGCCGTGGAGGCCGGACGCACTGGCTACTATGTAGAAGTCGAAAGGGGGTAGATTCTATGATTAAGCTTCAGGCTAAGATCTACTTCAAGGAACCGTTCGACGAAACGGGCATAGACGAAATCGTCGATAGGTTCGTGGAGGCAGATTTTACTTACGAAACTAAGTATGCAAGGTTTAGAGGAACTCCGGAGCGTCTCCAGGAGTTTATTAGAGCCGTGAAAACGGTCGCAACTGTAGAAAAAGTAAACGAATTATAACCCACCGCCTGGCCGGCATATCCTGTCGGCCTTTTTATGCTTGAGACGTTCTACTGCTCGAATTTAGAGTGAAACTATGGAAACTACATATTTTAGAGCCGAGATAGACTCGAAGGATGCGAAACCGACGGCCGATAGCCGTAGGTTCAGAAATATCCTCGCTAACTCTGGCCTAGAGATGGAATCCGGCGAAGTTCGCGATATAGACAACTTATACGTTATGGGTAGAAAAGGCAAGCTAATTCGCATCGGCGACCTTAACAAGAACCCAGACGCTCAAGTCGAGAAGTATAAGGTCAATTTAGCCACAAATCACGGCCATAACGACCTTGCGACCGGCGAGAGAGTTGTCGACGTTGAAGATATTATCGGAGACGCTAAAGTATGGCTCGATACGGACGGACTCCACGCTCGTATTTATTTCGCAAATAACGACGCTAAGGCAGATCACGCCTGGGCGGTATCAGACAACGCTTCCTATTCTATCGGAACTGAATGGTATCCGGAAGGCTACTACGGTGCCGGTTTAGATATAGAAGAGCCTATCGGGATTCTGCGCGAAATCTCGATGGTGGATACAGGAAACGATCCGCGCGCTTATACACTCGATCACAAAACGGAATCTTCAAAGGCTCAAGGGAGCGAAGAGGAAGTTAGTGATAAACCTAATAATAGTAATTTACAAGGAGATTCAGAAATGTCTGAAATCAGAAAAGATGAACTCACTCCAGATGAGAACGCTGCTATCAAGCGCGAACTCGCTGAAGTCGCAGATTCATTTACTACAAACGCTCCTGAATCAGAGACTGAACCAACAGCTCGTGATGAAGAAGGCGAAACTGCTGAAGAAGCTCCAGCAGAAGAGAAAAAAGATATGCTTCACAATACAGTCGTAGTTATAAAAGACCGCGCTGTCAAACAAGAAATGCCAGTCGAAAAGACTGTCGATAAAAAAGCTATTGTCGCTAAAGCTATCAAGGCTTCAGATGGCAAGTTCAGCACAAAATTCAACGATGGTATCTCAGGAATCGCTGATCCACTTAACATTGAAAAAATGTTTACTGACGCTCTCGAAAAAAGCGATGGAATTATCAGCTACTTCCGCCAGGCTAACGTCCGCGGACTTACTAATAACGTCTTAGATGGCGCTTCAGACGAAGGTGGCCGTGCTAAAGGCTTCAAGAAGGGCGATACTAAACAAGATCAGAGCCTCTCAGATACTATCCGAACAGTTTACTGTAAGATGGTTTATAAGAAACTCTCTCTCGACGCTCTCGAAGTCTATGAGAACCCAGAACTCGTCGAGTTCCGCGCTCAGGAATTAGTCGCTGCTATCGTTCTTGAAATCGAGCGTGCAGCTATCGCTGGCGACGGCCGTTCAAGCGGCACTCCAGACCTCCGTATGTTCGACGGAACTAACCGTGGCTTCTTCTCGATTAAGGCTGATGCTAACGCAGCTTCCGGATACGGAACTCTCGTCGCTGACAAGTATGAAATCCAGGCAGGCGAAAACCTTTACGACGCTGTCGTATCTGCTCGCGGCAAAATTATGGCCGGCGGAGAACAAATCCTCGTCGTAGACCCTGCTATGCTCTCAGGCGCACTCAAGGCTAAGGTCGGTTCAAACTACCTTATCGCTCCAGGTGCTTCTATCGAGGATACATTCCGCGTAGCACGTGTATTCGCTCCACAGTGGCTTAACGGAACCGGCGAAGCTTATCTCATCGCTCGCAACGCTTACACCCTCATCGGTGAAGGCCAAATCCGCAGCCGTGCTGACTTCGATACAGCTTCTAACCAGGATATTCTCCTCGACGAAACCCCTCGCGGTGGTATGCTTACTGCTTACAAGGGTGCTGTTCTTATCACAAGCGGCGATTCAGAATAATTAAGCCTAGAAATATAAGGAACTAGAAATGCTAACACAAGATCAATACAAACTATTTACAGGTCAGGCCGTGAACTACTCGGAGTCAGACTGGTCGACCATCGTAGCGGTCGCTGAATTGAGACTTGCTAGCTTTCTATGCCTTGATGAGTTCCCAGAACTAACCGAGAATAATGTAGACCTAGCCGAGCTTCTAGCGAACTTTATCTCCGGAGTTCTGAAATATCAAGGCGGAAATGGCGCTGTAGAATCTAAGAGCGTCAGAAACTTTACAATTAAGTTCAAATCAAGTAGCGCCGCCAACGCTTTCTCTCTTATCGCCGGCCAGTATGGCGATACTATAGAGAAATACTCTGAATGCGGTATCGGTATTAAGGTCGAACACTCGAAAGGCTGTGGCTGTTATGGATACGGTATTTAGCGCGTTCCCTAATGCTATTATCTCCGGTAGATACTCTATCGGGAAGTATCAAAGAGGAACACTTATCGGGAACGTCTTCGATAAATACGGAGATCTAGAAGTAATTGTAGACGAAGGTCAGTCTTCATCTATATCTAACGCTCCAAACGCTGAAACATTAACAGCTGACCTACTAATGTATGCTCGACCGGGAGAACTCCCGACTACTAACGTCCGAGAACTCGCGTCTTCCTGTATGATTTACGACACAGAAACTGGCGATTATTTCGAAATTATCGACGCTTCTGTAGGTAAAAATCAAGAAAACGGCCAAATCGAACATATTCAGCTTCTTCTAAGGCAGACGGAGGCCGGAGATGTCGAGTCTGAGTAATGTATCGGTCAAGCTAACCTGGAATAACTCGAGATTAAGCCTGATAAACCAAAAAGCAGTCTCCGGACTATTTAGAATGGGCCTCGATATACGAAATCAAGCCCAGAGGAACGCTCCGTATAAAACCGGCGCGCTCTCGAACTCGATCCGAGCGATTCCGAACGGAGATATAGTCGAAGTTATAGCCGGTGGTAGCGTAGGTGCTAAAGATATTAGATACGCAGCGATTCAGGAATGGGGTGGTTATGCTGGAAGAAAACATTCGGCTCATATAGCCGGTAAACACTATATGGAACGCGCTCAGCAATACGTAATGGGCGGAGACTATCTTAAGAAATACTTCGGAGATATTACAAGATGATTACACTAGCGATTTTAGAGAAGATGACAGAGGACGGCGTGGCCGACTTAACCATCGACAAAGACCTATTCTGGGAGGAAGCGCCTCTACAGAAGAACGGTAAAGTCGCTCAAGGTGTATGGCTCGTCACTCGAGGCGGTAGCGCTCAAAATAATCCGAAGGGATTTAACTTGCGATCTACTGTCGACTTCTATGTAGCGTTTAACAGTAAACCGAAAACCGAAGCGGTTCAACAAGAGATTCTACAATGGATACTTGATAACCGTTTCTTCTGCTATCTGAGTGGAAGCGTCGGCGGCACTAACTATAAATTCACGAACGTCCGAATCAGACCGGCCACTACGCCGGAGAACTACGGCGCGACTGAAAATGGACTAATTGTAAAAATCGCGAGCGCAGATTTAGTCTACGATCTCGCACGAAACATTTAACGGAAAGGACTATATGATCAATATCACACAAGTCAGACGAGTTGTCTTCCGAAAGCCAGATGGAAATGGCGGTTTCACCGTCTTTACTCTAGAGCCAGATGACCTAGGACAGGATACGATCGCTTCTGTGAATATCGCTCCACGTATGCGCTCGCGCGCTTCTACCGCTGGAACTACAGAGTCTCCGATCGCTGGAACTCTCGATTCATTCGCAGGTTCGGTCACGTTCCTATTCGATAACTACAAGACACTCGGCCAGGCCCTTCAGCGCTGGACGGCTTCAACTTACGCCGGAGCCGACGCAACAGCCGGCCAAATCACAGATGCTGGCTCTAATTACTGCGCTAACGACTATATGAGTGTAGTAGTTCAGGGTATCTGCGATGACGGATCTGAAACTGACGTCGAGCTTACGCGTTGTATCCCATCGGTCGACGATGACTTCGAGTTCGGAACTTCTGAGACTGGAACCATCACTCTTAACCTCCATCCGATGATCTATAACGCTAACCTACATACTAGCGACGGTCTCCCTGCTTACTCGTATCGCTTCGGCGATTACAGCACTACTAAGAAGATGAGACTTAACGCTTCTACCGGCGAATATGCTGAAGTAGTAGAAAGCGAGTAGTCAGAATGACGACGCCTGAATTAACTCTTAACAAGGTAAAAGAAAAGGCCGAAACTAAGACATTTCGGGCGTCAGACTTTCTGACTGACGAAGAAAAGACGGAACGGGTAAAGGCGAAGGCTAACGCCAAACGCGCTGAGAGGCTCTACACGGCCGTCGATTCATATATAGCGGAAATTATAGCAAGGTTCGGCTACGAAGCCTACAGAGCGTGGCTAAAAGGCGAAATCAGCGAAGATAAAATGTATCGTCTAGTCTTAGCCGAGAGATCTAGAGAAAAAAGATTTCTATTCCCTCTAGAGAACCTTATCGTGGCAAGCGTAGCCGGCGCTAACCAGCCGACAAAGAACGGAAGAACCCCGAAATCTCTACGGATGGCGATAAAAATGCTAAAAGAAGAACAGGAGAAAGCGAATGGCTAACGGTGCAACAGTAGGTTCGGCTGTAATTAAGCTCGAGTTCGATGGTAAAGACGTCAAGTCCGAACTTAACAGCGTCGAGAACGAAGTCAAGAAAAGTGGCAGTAGAATTTCTAGCGCTCTCGGAACAGTAAAGACCGGCGCTGCTAAGGTTGGGAAGGCTATCGGCGCTAGCGTGATCGCTGGAACGGCCGCAGCCGGAGCGGCGATCGTCGGTTTGGGTAAAACAGCCTTAAAATCTTATGCTGATTACGAACAGCTCGCAGGTGGCGTCGAGACGCTATTTAAGAACTCCGCTGATGAGATCTTTAAGTATGCTTCCGAGGCTTATAAAACCGCTGGCCTATCTGCTAACGAATATATGGAACAGGCGACTAGCTTCTCCGCTCGTCTTATCCAGGGCTTAGGCGGAGATACTACTAGAGCGGCCGAATACGCTAACAAAGCTATCGTAGATATGTCCGATAACGCCAACAAGATGGGAACGAATATCTCGATGATCCAGAACGCCTATCAAGGTTTCGCGAAGCAAAACTATATGATGCTTGATAACCTTAAATTAGGCTACGGCGGCACGGCCTCGGAAATGGCGCGTCTTATTAACGATTCTGGAGTTCTAGGTAAAAATATCAAGGTCACTTCTGCGACTGTAAATGAGGTTCCGTTCGATAAAGTGATCGACGCTATCCACGTCATTCAAGAGAACCTCGGTATTACTGGAACCACAGCCAAAGAAGCAGCTGAGACTATATCCGGATCCGTAAACTCGATGAAGGCTAGCTGGTCTAACCTTATGACCGGAATCGCTGACGATAATGTGGATTTCTCTAAACTTGTGAATAATTTCGTAGACAGTCTAACTAACGTCTTCAAGAATATCGGGCCTAGAATTAAGGTTATAGCACAAGGTATCTCGAAGATGGTCGAGCAACTCGGCCCGATCTTAGCACAAATGATACCGGAGTTTATCCAGACGGTGCTTCCTAGCGTAGTTCAGGCCCTGATTCAACTTACGCTCGCGCTTATCCCTATGATACCTACTATTATCCGTATGCTCGTAGACGCTCTAGTTCAGAACCTCCCGATGATTATCGAAGGTATTAAGCAACTTATCCCACAGCTTATCGGGCTTATCCCTGATCTAGTAGGCGCTACGCTCCAAATCTGGATGGCTATTAACGCGGCGCTGTTTAGCGAAATCGGCAAGTTCTTAGGTATGATCGGACAGACGATAGGTCAGGCCTTCGAGGGTATCTGGAACGGTGTATGCGCCGGAGCGGCGGCTGCGTGGCAAGGTATACAAGATATATTCGGAAATGTGGCTGGATTCTTCGGCTCGGTATTCGGCGCGGCCTGGGAAGCGGTAAAAGCGGTATTCTCGACCGGTGGCCGAATCTTTATGGGTATCGTAGATGGTATCTTGAATGGCTTTAGAGTAATTGTGAACGCTATCATCGGCGGTATTAACGCAGTAGTCGCGATTCCATTCAATGGTATTAACGGCTTCTTGAGTTTCTTGAGAGGATTAGACATTCTCGGTATCAAGCCGTTCGAGTGGGTAGGAAATATCGACGTTCCGCAGATTCCGTATCTCGCGAAAGGTGGCTACGCGGATGGAGCGACTAACGCTATCATCGGCGAGGCCGGTAAAGAGGTAGTTCTTCCACTTGAGAATAATACTGATAACTGGGCCGGACTTTTAGCCGCTACGCTGGCCGAACAGTTCGAAACTCAAGGCATATCCGGCGGACGCGAGATCGTTGTAAATATGACTAACGAGATAAATAACGAAATGGACGCTCAAGATATAGGCCGCGTCCTGATGGAGTCTATAAGGAGGGCTGCTTAAATGAATCTTAACGAAATCGAACGTAAATGCTTTATTATGGCGCTGTTTATCCGCGATGACGGACTAAGATTTCTTCTAGGTTCGGGAGCTTACGAGTTCAAAGATTCTCAGCTACACTTCTCGGCTAATAATATGACTAATGACGTAGTAGAAGTTCAAGGTAATGATGGATATATGCTGGCCGGTCAGGTCAGGAGACCGACTACACAGGTATTCGATGGCTATATCGGAGACGCTTCAGTAAATAAAAGCGAAATCGAAGGTTATAGGCGTGCGTTCTTTAGTTTCTTCCAGAAGAACCATTTCTACACGGTAGTCTATATCTTCCAGGATGGGTCAGCGATTCAGAGGAAGCGAGGCTTTATCGTAGACGCTCCAGAGGTTCAAGAGTTATGGCAAATGTTCCCAGAATACCATATAGGTATGAATTTCGAGGACGTGAACTACTACCGATACGGCGAGAACGATCAAGGCGAAGAAACCTATGGTAAATCGGCTAACGTTCCTCTATCTACCGAATTAGCTGGCGGTCTTATCTGGGATGAATACGGCGTAGTCTTCGATAATTATGGCGCCGAGTGGGAAGAAGGCGGAGGCGGTATAACTACGGTCTATGTAGATTCTATATCGAACATTCTACCAGTCTGGACGGTAAAAGGCCCGACGAATAACCCTATCTTAACTAATATCACGACCGGAACTATAATCGCTTACTCCGGAAATATCACGGCAAGCCAGACGCTGGTAGTAGATATGATGAATCAGACGGCCAAACTTAACGGAACTTCAGTTATAGGTAATATAAGCGGAGAATGGCTAGAGTTCGCTCCAGGTAATAACCGCGTATCGTATACCGCGGATAATAACAACGCTCCGAGCTCTACAATAGAGTGGCAGGAGGTCGTAGGTTAGAATGAATGCAGAATATCAAGTAAACTTATATATAGATGGCGTTCTTATCGGGAACTGTCGCAAATTAGCGCAGAACCTTAAATGGGTTAGGCGACGAACTAAGGCCGGAGCCGATGAGATAGACTTTACTCTTAACGACGTGCTATTTCAGAAATGGTGTATAGAGAGAAATACAGATATTAACACTCTATTAAAGCCGATGGCTCTGGAGTGTCGCCTAGTCAGAGACGGTATCGAAATCGTAGGCGGTTTTTTAGCTACTATGCCTGGATACAGCCCAAACGGAACTAGCGCTAACCTTGCGCTTAAGTTCGATGGGTTTCTTAACCTACTAAACGGAGTATATATTAGGCCTATCGGAACCGTTAGCGGTAGAATGGACGCTCTAGTTCAGCGTTTCATAACCGAGGCCGATACAAGGGCTTCAAACGCCGGTAAAGCCTATGGATTCACGGCCGGAACGCTCGAACAGCTCGCTCTAGTAGATCATACGTTCGATAACTATAAGTCTACTAAAGAATGGATCTGCGACCGCTGTGATAACATAACCGGCGCCGGCCAGTTCGACGTATACTTCCACGCTGATAAGACTTACGATATATCTTCTAGCGCTCATTTCGGAGACGTAATCACGGACTGGGTAGCGTGGTATCCTACAAAACTTAACGCTCCGAGCGCGACCTCGATTTCGGCTCAAGAGGTGTCCGGTTTCGCTTCGGCCGTAATCGGTATCGGTTCCGGTGAAATATCTTCAGACGCGGCCGAGAACACGGCTATAATAAGCGAGCAGATTTACAGCCCGGCAGTTTCTGAATATGGATATTTCGAGACGATTCTTCAAGATTCTAGCGTATCGCTCCAGAGTTCTCTTGATTCTAACGTGGCTACAAGGCTAGCTAATACCTCTACGATTATATGGCAGCCTGAGATTCGCTTAACCGGTCGAACCGTGGCTCCGAAGCCTTCCGGATCGGCTAAGATATGGATAGGAGATACCATCACTATAAATAACTCGGAGGATTTAACCGGAATGACGAACGGCCAGTTTAGAGTGAACGAGCTAGAAGTATCAGTATCGGCTCAAGGTGCCGAAAATATCAGACCGGTTCTAGAAAGGGCGGAGTAATGGATGGTCGAGATTTCGCTATACGTCTTAAGAAGATTAAGGCGGAAGTTCTGGCCTTAAAACAGGCGCATAAATACGGTCTGAATCGGTCGAGTTTTTATACCAGTAGTTCATCGTTCATTCCGGTCGGTTCACCTTCTACTGTATACGCCAGGATTACTATACGCTTCGATATGGAATCCGAAGAGGTTCCGTTCTTTTTACTGTATAGCGATTTTACTGGTCTTATGAATGAAACTACCTCGTGGAGCTGGGATTCTACTACTAAAACAGTAATAATAGACGGCACTGTAAGTTTCTATGTAGTAAATATATCAGCTACTATAGTATCCACTAAGCCACTTTTATATTTTAGGATAGACACAAGATGAATAGACTTGACGAAGAGATGATACTACTAAAAAATGAAATACTAGCCTTAAAATGCTATGTTTCAAAGCAGGCTAGCCAATTTAGGACAGAAGAATTTCCAGTAGATTTCGAACTCCAGTGGGTAGACAGTGGAAGCTATGTATCGGCCACGCTTACGCTGTATTTAGTTCCGAAAAATGATAACGTTATGCTATGCTCGGCTTCTCTATCAGAAAGCGAGATAGATACTACAACCTCAGTTCAGGTCGGTTATATAGCACACGGTAAGAACGAGTATTTCGCCACTGTATATTGTTCTTCAAACGACCAGAGTATTCTTACGAGGGTAAAAAATGGAGAAATAATAAAATTTACTAAGACTGTTTATATAACTGCGACTTCATCGTTTACTGTGGAGGAGAACCTATGATAAATAATACCCTTCAAAATGAAATAAAAAATATGGAAGAAGAGCTACTAGCCTTAAAATCCGTCCAGGGCTTGATAAGTGACGTAGACTGCTACACTTATACTCATCCGAATCCTAGTCAAAAGCTACTTATAACATACGAAGATACAGGAAATAAGCCAGTGACGTCTACATTTATAATAGGTGGTTATGTGTTCGCTCCGATGGCCTATCTTTATAGGTATAACGCGACAAACCATACCCAAAAAGTCAAAATTAACTACTGGTCTTCCGGTATTTATTCATCAATTATTATTGTATCTACGTCTCCGATCGTATCCGTAGCGAATCTATAGAAGTTGTGCTGTTCTACTGCTCGTAAAGATACTGAGAATAACAGTATTAAGGAGCAGATATGGCTTTAGAACTTACAACTATCCAGCCGATTAAAATAGATGGCGTCGAATGCCGTCCGGTTGTAAATGCAGAATCGAGGCTAAGAATAGCCGAGATCCAGACTATCGTCTCAGACGAAGACAGAAAGAAGGCTATCGAGGTCTTCGCTTCGATATTCCCAGATAATACGGAATATGTCAAAGGTAAACTCGAGCAGATGACCGCTCTAGACTTAGAACTAATTCAGACCTACATTTTAGCCGGCCAAAAGGGCGTCGATACAGTCCTAGACGGTCTCAAGGAGGCTATGCAGAAATGAAAACCGTCTATGTAGTATATCAAGACTGCGCTCTATGCGGCCAGAAGGGGGAAAAGATCAAGAAGTTCGCGTCAGAAAAAGGGATCGAGTTAGTCAAGCTCGGATTTACTACCGAAAAGGCTAAAAATTATATCAAAGAGGCTGTTTTTAAGCACGGTATAGGTTCTATGCCGTTTTTTACTGATGGTAAGGTCTATTCCTACCGTCTATCCGATTTAACCGATAAAACTCCAGAAAAAGTCGAGAAAAAGGCCACAAAAGCCAAAAAAGTCCGCAAAACAAAGAAAGGTAAAGTAAATGAACCCGTTCAAGAGAATTAGAGACGCGATCAGGCGCCAAAAGGTAAACAGAACTACACAGGAACTAGCAAATCAGCTATTTGTAAACCCTCTCTGTAGCGATTATGAGAACGTCTTCGCTCAGGTTAGACCACTTATTAACGATATGGCGGTCGTAAGGCCATACGGCGTAGGAAGAAACGGCGGAAGGCTCACAAGCGACAGAACTCCAGAACTTAACGTCCTAGACGCGCCGAACGATCAAATGGGATGGTTCGATTTCGCTTCCTCAATGTTCGCTAGCTGGCTTACAGAAGACGAACTAGACGTTCACGTTCACTTTAGCAAGTCTGGCCGCGTCGATGGGTATACTATTATCCCGGGTGGATCTAAACGCTGGGATGGATCTAGATATTACTGGGAAATCCAGACAGAAGACGGAATAAAGACTATCTATAACGACGAAGTTATGCAGCTGTTCTTCTCCAGGAGCCCAAAGAACTTATATAAAGGTATTTCTCCAGCTACTTCAGTCAGAGCGTGGGCCCAGACAGAAGACGTCCTCGCTCAGTATCAGCGTGCGTTCATCGAGAACGGCGCTATTCCGGCTTCGATCACTTTTATCCGCGCTAGCTCATATCAGAAATTCGAAGAAGCCCAGAGGAAACTTGAAGGCGATCTTAGAGGTGCTAAAAATAAAAATAAGACGATTTATATCTGGCGCCAGTATGATAACGATACGGGAGAATCTCAAGATCAGGTAGAAGTAAAGACGATTCAGGGTAATAACTCTACGCTCGCGCTTAAGGAACTATCTGATATTATTAACGACCATCTAAACAAAGCTTACGGCGTCTCGAACTTTATCCTCGGAGACGATTCATCGGCTAAATATGATAACGCTGAACTCTCAGATTATCAGTTTATTAAGCGTCGCGTCTATCCGGCTCTCTTAGCCTTCTGGTCTCAGTTCCAACACGAACTCGACCGTATTACAGGTGGATTAGGCTATTCAATTCAGTTCGATATAGAACTCCCGGACTTAACGGAACGAAAAAGAGTAAAAGCTGAGACCGCTCGCATAAATGTTGAAAATCTTACAACGCTTATTAGAGGCGGATCTAGAGCGGTTCCGGCCGTAAAGGCTCTCGGTCTAAGTGATGACTGGGTAGAAGTCGCTAGGGGGATATACGCTAGAGCAGTGGTCGAGTCAATGCTTCCATCACTATCAAACAAAAATACTACTCCATCTGAAAACTCTGACAAGTGTCAGGAAGGCAAAAATAACCTCCCAAAAGAACATAGCGCTGACTTCTCATCCGACCACTGCTGCTGTGAGAATGACGCGCTTCCGGAAATGACTACTACAGAGCGTGCGATTTATACCGAATTAGTCGATATGGCCCGAAAGATTATGGAGGAAGACGCGAGCCTAGATGAAGAAGCGGTTATCTCTAAACTAGACGAACTTTTAAGTTCTGAGGCCCTGAAAGGCGAAGAAAGGGGAGCGAAGGCTCTAGAAATGATAACCGATGGCGAAATCAGACAAGAGATTAGAACTGCTGTCAAGGAAGGTCTAGAGGTATCGAATGCTCTTAAGGCTCGAATTAACGCTCGAACTACTGAACTCGTAAAGAACTACGGCTCAGAAACCCGAAGGCTATTCGATGAAGTTCTAAGCAGCGCCGAAGGTAAATCGGCCGGCGAAATCCGCCAGGAACTTCAGGAAGTAATGCCTACATATCAGGCCGAGAGAATCGCTAGAAATGAAACAACTTACGCGTTTAGATCCGGTGATTTAGAACAGACTAAACAGTGCGCTAGAAAGTATGATCTCAAATTAAAACTCACGTGGCGCTGTAGACACGATGGCAATACCTGTCCGGTATGCGCTGCGATGGATGGAGAAACTACTATGCTCGGAGTTCCGTTTAACGACGTCGTCGATACGGAAGACGGAACGGTGGCCTGGGAACGCTCAGTCTGGAATGACGAAGGCCAGATTCCCGCCGCTCATCCGAATTGTCGCTGTAGATATGACGTGGAGCTGGTCTAATGGCGGTCTCGAGGATTTACTGTCCGAAATGTAAGAGAGTTCTCGGCGATACCGATAAGAGTATCGACTGCGTTCTCAACTGTCCGCGCTGTAAGGCTCAGCACGTAAAGATTAAGATCGTATCCTATAAAGATTATCTATTAAAAAAGGAGGATAAATAATGGCAGTTCGTCAAGTTCTATCGCCAAATCTCGATAACGATCCAAACAACCCTCTATATATATGGGTCGGCGGACAAATACTAACAGACTGGTATGGCTGGTGTCTAGCAGTAGTTGCCGGATCATACGGTGCAGCCGGAAGTTCTTATAGTGCCAAGACCGCTTGGCAGAGTTGCCCTACTAAGCACTGGGATAGAAATATCCCGGAGTATGTCTGGGTTCCGCTATGGTATGAAGGTGGCGAATACGGTCACGTCGTTATGGGATTCAGACAAGGAAACGGAATTACTATCTATTCCAGCCCTTATACCCATCAGCCGACATTTCAACGCTTCGATGGCGAACTTAACTGGGCGCTCGATTATATCGGCCAAGTTTATGGTGTCGGAGGCTTTACCGGCTGGAGCGAGACTGTTCTCGATTCTAGAGTAATTGAGTTTTATGAGGAGGCGAAACCAGAACCGCTTCCTGAGCCTGAAAAGCCAGAACCTGAACCAGAACCAACTCCAGAGCCAGAACCGCTTCCTGAGCCGTCTGACGAGCCTACAGAGCCTATCGAGAACGAGCCAGTAGATAATAACGATAACAAGGAGGACGATATGTCATCACCAGAACCAGCAAAACCACAAGATCAACAACTCATCGGCGGAATTATAGAAGAAGCTTCAGAATGCTTCGAGCCGAGTAAAAATGTCAAACTTATCGCTTATCTAGTAGGAGACGCTTTACTTGTAGGAAGTTTACTCATTCCGGACATAGTAAATACAATTCAAGCTCCAAACGGATCTATATGGGCCGAGTATATGTCGAAAGTTCTGCTAGAGGCCGGTATCGCGATCTTAACTGTATTCAAACTAATTAAGAAGAAGAAGTAGACTATGGAAGGAATAACTCTAGGGGAAATCTCAAATGTGCTTATATTCTTCGCTGGGGTTATCGCTTCTGGTGGCGCTATTATTAGCTTTACTTCTAGGCGGTTCAGTAAGATAATGAAAGACCAGCTAAAGCCTACTAACGACCGGATAGATTCTCTGACCTGCGCTATCGAAGACGTCGATATGGCTAACTGTAAGAACTATCTCGTATCGGCTATATCAGACTTAGAGAGCGGTAGACAGTTAGATAAGGTCGCTCAGGAGCGTTTCTGGGAGAACTACGATCACTATACAAATTGCGGCGGAAATTCTTATATTCATACGGCCGTCGAGAAATTAAAAAAAGAAGGTAAACTATAAAAGAAAGGATAAAAAATGTCAAATCCAAATAACGCTTTCGGAACTAACGCCGCTTTCGGTGGCCGAACTTCTCCGAACGCTTTTAACGACGTAATGGGAGCGTTCCAGAGTAGAGGTATCCTATCCGGCTGGGCCTGTAGCCCTGATTCCGGTATGTCCGTCGTCTTTGGCGGAGACGGAACTACTAGAGACGTCGCTATCGCTGAGGATAACTCAGGTAATAAATTATCAGTGAATAATATCCCTGGAACTCCGATTTCAGTGACGATCGCAGCCGCTCCGGCTACTCAGACTAGAATCGACGCGGTCATCGCTTATATCGAGAATCCACCACAAGGCGCCTCGACCGCTACTGATAACTATGGCGCTGTAAACGTTCTAGACGTTCAGGGAACCGCCTCTAGCTCGCCGATCGCTCCAGATGATAACGCTATTAGAACCGCAATCACGGCCGATGGCGCTTCAGGATCTACCGCTTATTACGTAATTCTAGCCTATATCACGGTCGCTTCCGGAACTACTGATATTACTTCGAACCTTATTGAAGCAGGCCCGAGCGCCGCTTTACAGAATACCTTAAGTATCGGAGTAGACAGTGTATATCCTATCGGTTCGATCTATATGTCAGTCAACAATGTCTCCCCGGCGTCATTTATCGGTGGGGTATGGGAACAGATAAAAGATACGTTCCTATTATCTGCTGGTGATACGTATTCAGCCGGCGCTACAGGTGGCGAAGCTACACATACGCTAACGGTAGAAGAAATTCCGAGCCATAAGCACGCTATACCATATGTGTTCGGGTCTATAAACGGTGGCGGATCGTGGATTACTGACGCTGGTGCTACTAGCAACTACAACCCGAACGCTACCGGCGCGACCGGTGGTGGCAAGGCGCATAATAATATGCCTCCATATCTTGTGGTTTATATGTGGAAAAGAACAGCATAATGTGTTATAATATATAAAGACTACGAAAACACTAGAACCGGTCAGAAATGGCCGGTTTCTTGACTTATTTTAGAATCCGTGCTACAATGATAGACAGTTAGAACGCATAATTCAGACTCCGTGATACCTCTTATGAGGTCGGAGTCTTTTATTCGTAAAAGACAAAAAGGTTTACGCAAACGCGTTGTGGAAAACCAAAAAATACTAACTAAAGCCGAATGTGGAAAACAAGACGGTCTACATTTTAGGTGCCAAAAAGGAGGAATTATGGGGAACTCATATGATTCAAATGAAAAGACTCTTAAAAGAGTCTCATATGATTCAAATGATAGGAAGACGAACTGCTTATCTGTCGAGGAACGAGACTATATGATCTCGAAAGTCGTAGAGAAATTCGGTATTATTCCGCAGTTTAGACCAGCAGTCGCTAAAGCTGCGAACTATATTAACGGTCCGAGATTCTGGGAAATATACGAGTCGGCAGAACGAGCAAAGGTTCCGGCTAGATACTTCATCAAGGCTATCAACAGAGAAATGTATAGTTAAAAAATCATTCTTCTTCATTCTTCCCCTGCCAATATCAACTACTAAAGCGGTGGGGGAGTTTTTATTCTTTATGAGAATTTCTCAAGCATACTATCGGTATATTCGAGAATATCTAGAAATTAAGGGAGCAGATTTTAACCAGATAACCCACTATAAAGCGGCCGCTCGGCTATGGTGTGAAATAGTCGGAGATATAGAGTTATCAGAACTCACGCTGGAAGACGTTCGAGAGTTCTCGATAGGTCTTAAGACTTATGGCCGGCATAGAGGAACTAACACGGTAGCCTACTATATCAAGGAACTTCGAGTAGTTCTTAGATACTGGCGCTTACGTGGAGAAAAAGTTATAGATTCCGAGATAATTCCGATACCAAAAAGGGAACCAAACACTCCGAACTTCTTATCTAAAGATGAAGTGAACCGGATGATTAAATGTAGCCATCTTATAAGAACTAAGTTCGTAATTTCGCTGTTATATTCTTCGGGCCTCCGAGTTTCTGAACTTAAGAGCCTCGATCGAAATTCTATAGTAGATCGTCAGTTCACAGTTATAGGAAAAGGGAAAAAAGAGCGTATCGGCTTTATAGACGCCAGAACCGAGCGCTATATGATAAAATACCTATCTATGAGAAAAGACGCGTCTGAAGCGCTTATAGCGACCGCTGAGGGCCATCGAGCTAGCGTCTCGACTATCCAGCTTATCGTAAAGAATGCCGCTAAGAACGCCGGGATTACTAAAAAAGTTAGCCCTCATACCCTACGCCATAGTTTCGCTACTAATTTTATCTCAAATGACGGGAATATAAGACACTTAGCCGTTCTTATGGGTCATAACTCGATAGAAACCACGGCCCAGTATACCCATCTAGTGAATAACGATCTCCGGCGTGTATATTCTAAGTATCATACCTGCTAATTAGCGTTCGCCTTCGATTTTAACCCACTTATAGTGGCTTCTACCGGATACTTGCATATCTCCGGAGTTATTATAGGTTAGTTTCGTTGATTTATATTCGATTTCATTATGATCCGAGCTTATAAGATCAGACCATATACCATCTAGACCGTCTTCTGCTACAAACATTTTAAGAATGGCAGTAAAAGTTCTCCCTAGTTCTATAGTATCTTCGTATGTATCTATCGTTATGATGAACTTATTATCGTTATTATAGATAATTTCGATATTCTGGTTCTTATCGTTATGGATAACATACTTCCAGTCCGTGATTCTATCGACCGTGGCCGAAGCGAAGGATAAACCCGGATTCTTCTGATTAAATTCATCTATAAACTGGTTTATTTTATCTTCACGCTGGTCGACGATCTCGGTCGGTTTAGGTTTCTGTATATTCGGTATAATAAAAAAGAGCGATAAGCCGACGATCACGGCTAAGATAAAAAGATACTTTTTAGATATATTAGGGGTTCTATTCATAACTACATAATACCACAAAAGATAAATAAACTACCAAAAAATCCACAGGGGTCGAAACCAGAGACCTGGAACCCTGTGGATAACTTTATTATACCACAAAAAAATCAAAAGATGAAATCGTTGACTATTCTGCTTATGTGTGGTATACTCTAAGTAAGAAATCGCAAATTAAAAGTCGAAATTAGATTTACGATAAAGAATCGCACTTACAGGGGTGGCGCTACCATAAAACCATGGATGCGCTCTACCAACTGAGCTATAGTGGCATAGAAATAGTATAACATAGCCGAAACTGTAAAACAAGGTTCTCTATCTGGAGAATCTTTTTTAGATGGCGAGATCTTCGGGGTCTGAATTATGCGTTCTACCTCAGGAGTAATAGAAACGGAGCGGAAGCCACCACTCATATAACTTAACAATTCGGAACGATCAACAATTAAGATTCGTGAGGCCAGACGACCGGACGGATATAGACCGAATTTTATCATTCGTCTTTCTGTAAGGAAAAGGGTTTTATTTCATCCGCAGATACTCCGGTTAGCAGTAATGGCACTTCGCAAAAGATTTCAGTCCGGTCTTCCGGCTTCGCGAACAAAAGAAAGGGAAATATATGATAAAGATTAAATTAACTATTTTAGCGATTCTTGCGAGTATGTATGGAATCGCACTATCAGAAAACGGAGTAGTCCAGACTATCAGCTGGGTTCTATTCTTAGGCTTATTTATGGCGCTATTCGCTCAGATGGAGAAACGCTATGGCATTTAGTCTTAACGAGCGAACTAAAGAACACTATATCAAGATGATGGCTCGACACTTTCAGCGAACCACCACAGAAGAAGAATTAAGAAAGGCTATCGAAGACGATCCTACGATTCTAGAAGATTTCGTAGACTGGCTCGAAGATGGCGGAAAGGTTTTAGCAATATGAGTAAGCTAGGAAGCTACATTATAGACGAGTTAGAAACTAAAGACTTAACAATGGAAGAACTACAAGAGAAAGGACTAGTCAACGATGAAGATAGAGTTTAGAAAACTTAAAGCAGACGAAATCGAGTGTAGAATCGGTCAGATTAAAGCAAACGGCCTAACACTTCTACTATATAAGGACGCAAGGTGCGATATGAATGTGCTGGACGAAACAGTCGGGCCGCTCAACTGGAAGCGAGAGCATACCAGAGAGAATCGCAACTGTATCGTGTCGATCTACGACGAAGACAAGAAAGAATGGGTAGGTAAAGAAGACACTGGTTCGGAATCAAATACCGAAGCGGACAAAGGCCTCGCAAGCGACAGCTTCAAGAGAGCCTGCGTCAACTGGGGTATCGGTAGAGAACTCTACACAGCTCCGTTTATCTGGGTAAAGAGAGAGGACTGCAATATCTTGGCAGCATCTGGCGGTAAATTCAGGTGCTACGACAAGTTCGAGGTCGTCAAACTTACCTACAAGAAGAACGGCGATATAGACGGACTCTGTATCAGAAATGAGAATACAGGCAAAAATGTATTCGTTCAAATGCCAGACGAAAAGGAGGCAAAATGAATCTCGAATACGCGAAAGAACTAGCGAGAGAGCAGATAAAGCAACTCGCTAGAACTCGCGAAGAAGAGAACGCGATGCTCTCGGGAATGCTTATCTTAGAAGACGCTATTAACGGCGAACTTTAACAAAAAGGTGGTGGTGCTAGCTCAAGAGGTGCGGAGCGGCTAAGCGGAAGGCATATCGAGGCCACTATCTTTATTAAGTGGACGGCTCATACTCCCCCAGACTCCACTCTGGACGAGCCGACCCATATTTCCTTCAGTGGCCGGAACAAAACAAACTGCGAGTTCCGACCACCTAGCGAGCGGATAAGTTTTTAGTCATAAGAACTCCTAACTTTTATGATTTGTCTCTAGGTCTTATCCGTTCACTAGGCGGCTAGATATACGACCAGTCTATCTAACCGCTGAAACCACGCTCTAGCGACACCGGTGCGTTTGCTATTCACCGGTGCCAGACGAGCCGAGAAATATACGTTACCCACCCGCCTTAAAAGTTCTCGGTTCATCTGGGCGCTCGAAGGTCAGTTGAGAGGCCTTCGAGGGTTCGAAAGGAGGTAAAGAGAGGTATGAAGACAAAAAAAGAATTAAAACCTTATGATTACGCTGAAGAAGATTTTACTCCGGCGTTTTTTATAGGAGTGCTTCTGATCGTGATGATCGGGATAGTGGCTGTTAGTGTGGCTCTAATGCTGGCGCTCTGGGTAATAACTGGGATTATGTCGATATGGTAGATGACTTAAACGAGGCTGCAAGGTGGTTCTGCAACCACGAGATGACGGCCACAGGAGGTGGAGAAGATGAAGATAAATAATAAGTCTATGAGAGAGCAGATTAAAGCTTTAGTAAGGTCTAATCCAGAACTCGCAGATGATGATAAGAAACTTATCGCTTCTATATGGTATCTAGAAGGCTGGACGGACGACAAACTATATGAACGTCTTAAGTCAGTCTCAAGTCCAGAAACGATAAGAAGGACACGCGCCAAACTGGTCGAGGAGGGAGTGATTAAACCATCGGCTAACGTTCAAGAGTGGCGCTATCAAGAGTATAAACAAGCTAGAATGAGTATTTAGGAGGTAAAGATGGCTAACAGGTGGAAGAGTAGATATGGAGACTGTTTCGTCAGTTTCCCATCTACGATAAAGGAACTCGAACTTGATTATCTTATAACTAATTTCGTAGAAGGAGGCGAATAACTATGAGCGGGACGAAATTCGGAGGCCTTAAGGCCGCAGCGACTAATAAGGCTAAGTATGGGGATAATTTCTACGCGAATATCGGTGCTAAAGGTGGTAGAAACGGTCATACAGGAGGCTTCGCAGCTAACCCAGTTCTAGCGAGACTTGCTGGCGCTAAGGGTGGTCGTAATAGCAAGCGAGGACCGGCGAAGAAGAAAGAGGACTAGATGAGATATAAGCATACACTACTAGAGGTTATAGAGGACAGACTATCGGTAAAAGATTATCGAGAACTGTTATATCTAGCGGAGAGAAACGACCAGAGGAGATACGAACGTATCTTAAAGGAGAAGAAACTTAAAAAAGGTGGTAAAGATGGGAATATTTAAGAAACGTCATACTTACGAGGATAGATTAGAGCAGAGGCTTGATACTATCTCTGAATTAACTCGCGATCTAGATAAACCAGAGTTTAACAGGCTTTTAGACGCGCTTAAAAGTGTATTCGAGGCTAGACAGAAACTAAAAGGCGTGAGAACTAACGAAGAAAAAGAGAACTCCGATATTTATGAAGCCGAGCGGATTTTAACGAAAGAGGCCGAAAAATAGGAGAAAAAGCGGTGGCTATTTATAAAAACGGAAGAATTAGAGCTGAAGAAATCACGATCAAGAGTATCGGAGATCTTCAGCTTATCTTTTGGGATAAAGAAACCATCTATCTGGTCGACAAGAAGCGCGGTATGAGATATATCTTCCACCGCTGGTTCGCTCCGAGGGCGTCCTACGACGAATGGAGGCATTTTAGAGATCTTCTATGGAAGACGAAGAATCCGAACCTGCTTTATTACTTCGAGAAGGCCGCGATATATGGTATCGAGTTTACTACTACTAATAGAAAAGTAGATATAAATGATAAAAAGGTAAGGTATATATGAAAGAATCAGAACTACAAGAGGCGGTCGCAAGGTATATCAGGATTCGCTATCCTGAGGTGCTGTTCCACTCGGACTTTGGCTCCGGAATCAAGCTTACAAAAGGTCAAGCGATTAAACAGAAGCGCCAGAACGGCGGTATCCGTGGCTGGCCGGATATGTTTATCGCAGAAGGCCGGGGTAAGTGTAGAGGCTTATTTATCGAGCTCAAGAAAGATAAGACTAGGATTAAGAAAAAGAACGGCGAGTGGGCTTCGGAGCATATAGCAGAACAGGCGCAGCTTATGAGTAGATTAAGAGGTAGGGATTATGAGGCTCAGTTCGCAGTAGGATTCGATGAGGCGGTAGATATTATAGACGAGTATTTAGGAGGCAAATAAATGATTAAGGTGTTGGAGTTATTTGGTGGTATCGGAGCTTGCACTAAGGCTCTAGAAAGGCTAGGTATAGATCACGAGGTTGTAGATTATGTAGAAATCGACAAGTATGCAGTCAAGAGTTTCAACGCTATTCACGGAACGAACTTCGAGCCACAAGATATTAAAGAGTGGAACAAAGATATAGATGTCGACCTTATTATGCACGGATCGCCTTGTCAGGACTTCTCTGTCGCTGGCAAAGGCGCTGGTGGAGATAAAGATTCAGGCACTCGCTCTAGCCTTATGTATGAAACGCTCCGAATTGTAGAGAAATTGAAACCAAAGTATGTGATATGGGAGAATGTCAAAAACCTCTTGTCGAAGAAGCATATCCATAACTTCGAGGCATACCAAGAGGCTATGGAAAGACTCGGCTACAAAAACTTCTACAAAGTCTTGAATGCAAAAGACTACGGTGTGCCACAGAACAGAGAGAGAGTCTTTACTGTGAGTATAAGGGACGACATCCCCGGCGACTTCCAATTCCCGGAACCGGAACCACTCAAGATACGGCTCAAAGACGTGCTCGAAGACAACGTAGATGAGAAATACTACATCAAGGACGCAACGAGCCTAACGGCAGGCTCAAACTTTGACACGATAAACGGCGGAACCATCGGCAAGATGCACGACATCAGCCGTCGGGCATACCACGAAGACGCCATAGCACCTGCAATGCACACCTGCGGTGGAGGAAATACAGAACCAAAAATCGTCGCAAGCAGAGGGAGAAATGTGATGGGAAGTAGTGAAACCGAGCAGCATTTAGAGGTAAATAATACTGGGACAACAAACACTATCACAAGTGTCGCAAAAGATAATTATGTCGCAGAACCAGTCGGGGGTGGTATAGCCGTGAAAACTGCTAACAAAAAGGGCTATGACATCGCAACTGATGGCGACTGTATCAATCTACAATTCCCAAACAGTGCAACTCGTAGAGGTAGAGTAGGACACGGAGTATCGCAAACACTACAAGCGACAGACGGTATGGGAGTTGTAGTGGAAGAACCTAAAGTAATAGGTGGTATCGGAGAGAAAAAGAGCAACGGTGGCACGCAATGGTTCAGACAAGATAGAGTTTATGACGACAAAGTGGCGACCTCAATAACGGCGGCGTTTAACCCATACTATAAGTCTAGTTATCGTATCAGAAAACTTACTCCGAAAGAATGTTGGAGACTTATGGGCTTTGACGATTCAGACTTCGAGAAAGCCGAGAAAGTAAACTCAAACACGCAACTCTATAAACAAGCTGGAAACAGTATCGTAGTGAATGTTCTTGAAGGAATACTTAAAAATCTAATCAAGGAGGACTAATGGAAGTAGAGGTAAACTTCCCTGAGGCTTATGAGGAAGCGGTAAAACATATCATAAATCGAGATAGGCGCTATATTGTCGAGGAAAGTGGCCGTGCAGGTGGCAAGACTAAGAACTTTTCCACAGCCCTAGTCTTGACCGCTATGCAGAAGAAGACGCTTATTTGCGCCGGTCGTGAATATGAGAATACTACCGCTGATTCTGTGAAACGAGCCTTAGCGGACGCTATAACAGAACTCGGCCTCACAGGCTGGACTATTCAAGACAAAAAGATGAAATACGCCAACGGTTCAGAGATTATCTTCAAAGGTCTTAGAACTTCCGAGAGTAAAGGTGCTATTGACGCACAAAGAGTGAAGTCCCTTGAAGGTGTCGACATATTCTGGGCTGAGGAGGCGCAGAGCCTATCTGCTGAGGTTCTAGACGTGCTGATACCTACAATTCGTAAGCGTGGCTCTATGCTCTTATTCTCGGCTAACCGTTTATCAGTACACGATCCATATAGAAAGCGTATTGTAGAGGCTCTTATCGGCACAGAAAACCTTCCAGACGCTACTCCGTTCGACGATGGACGCACTTTTATCCAGCATATCAACTCGACGGATATTGAAGACTACCTACCAAAAGAGATTATCGAAGAACGAGAACAGTTCAAGGTGCTTGATCCTGAAATGTACCGCCACGTTTGGCTTGGCGAACCCCTAACAGAGAGAGCAGGTGGTATCTTTACCAAGCAACTCTCCGAAGCTCGAAATCAAGAGCGTATCGGAGATTATCCGTACCGTTCAGACAAAGAAGTTTATGCAGCGTTCGACCTCGGGGTGTCTGATTCAACGGCCATCTGGCTCTATCAGGTTATCGAAGGTTCAGTACACTTTATCAAGTATATAGAGGACTTTGGACGCACAATTTCAAGCTACTTCCTAGACTTGAAAGACCTTAACTACCGTTATGGCGAGATATACCTTCCGCACGATGCAGAAGCACGATCTAACCGTGCAAGCTCTATCGACCAAATAGAAGCGACCACACTTCGAGAAGACCTTGAGAAACTCCACCCTGAGTTCAGGTTTAAGGTACTTCCGGCTAACAAAGGTTATAGAGGCATCGACCTTGCGCGTGGTATGTTCTCGACCTTCTACTTCGACAAGAAGGGTTGCGAACTCGGTTTACAGCGTTTAGCCGGTTATCACTACGACTATTCAACCAAGAATGGTATCTGGAGCCAAACCCCAAGCCACGATGAAAACTCACACGGTGCAGATGCGTTTCAGTATGCTTGTATGTCTATAGAAGACATTAAAAGTAGGGCTAATACACTTGAAGGTGGCTTTAAGTTTCGAACTTTTATACCTAAAGAGTTCAGCGATTACCAAGATTAAAAGAAATGTGTTATAATGATAGTAATTGGCGATGCGTTTGGCAAAACATTGGCAGACGCAAATTATACAACTAAGAAATCGCAATCTGGAAAACTCCAGAAATATCTTAAATGGTTCAATAATTCCTGGGACTACGCTAAAGAAAACTACCATCAGAGATGGGAGCGCAACTGGAAACTTTATAACAACCGCAAGACAAAGACAACACATCCTGGCAAGGTCGAGGCTTTTGTCCCTATGACTAACTCGATGGTAAACACGAAGGTTGCAGCTCTGTTTAACCGTGCGCCAGAAGTCAACTACATTCCGAATAACAAAGACCAAGACGCAGACACTCGTATTCTTAACGAAGTTTACCAAGACTTCGCACGAAAAGACAACTGGGTTGGCAAGAACAAAGATATGGGCCGTCAAGGGCTTATAACCGGCAACTTCTGTGCTTATTATACCTGGATACAAGATAAGAACGGCGGATACGTCCACAAGGAAATAGTCCCTGTTCGTGATATGATTATAGACCCAAATGCTCGTGATCCAGAGAGCTGGCATTATGTTGGCCGTAGGTTCTTCGCAAATCTCGGAGACCTTAAGGCTGAAAAGACCTATGACTTCGAGAAAGAAAAGTACGTACCACGCTACAAGAACTTAGATAAAATCGGCTCATCTACAGACGACAACGAAACCGACAAGGCTAAAAAAGAAGAAGTTATCGGTTCTATCGCTAAGCACGACAAAGACACAGTAGAGCTTATCGAAATCTGGACTAGAAAAGAAGTCGTGGTTATCGCTAACCGCTCCGCTATTATCGAAGAAAAAGAGAACCCACACTATGCGATGGAAAAGTCAAAGTTCGAAATTCGCAAGAAAGAGTGGGAACTTAAACGAATTGAAACTTATGAACTAACCGGCGAAGATATAGGCGAATATCCAGAAGAGTTCGACCCATTATCAGCTGGCCTTCTTCCGTTCGCACACGATTGCGAATACAAGGATATTTCCCTACCTTATGGCACAGGCGATGTCGATATTATCGCAGACCAGCAAGAACTTCTTAACACTATGACAGAAATTCAGGTAGAAGCAGAACTTATCGCTGTTTACCCTGAAAAGACCATTGATCCAAAGTACGCAACCTATATCGACCAACTCGGACAGGCTCCGGGTAAAGTTTACCCACTTCCTGCTGGCGCTATGACCTGGAATAACCCTCCAGCAATTCCTACAGCACTCTTTACTGAGAGAATGAATATCAAAGACGAAATTCGTGAAGTATCGTCTGTTTCTCAAATCTCTAAAGGTGTTACCGCTACAGATAGTACAACTGCTACCGAGATTAAGGCTATGCTCGGCCAAGCAGACCTTAGAATTGAAGATATAGCACAGAACCTCGCAAATGGTTTCTTCTTCCAAGAGGCAAATATCGTATTCAAACTTCTCCAACTTTACGGCGGAAAAGACCTATATATCAGAAATATCACAGACGCAGGCGTATCATTCGAACAAGTCGATATGGAACGATTCCTCGGCGAGTACAGCCCTATGGTAACGCTCGACGTTATGAAGAAACTTGAAGACGCAGAAAAGCGTGAAGCATATATGAACGCTTACCAAATGCTTATTGCTGATCCAACTAACAACCTCGAGAAGATTAAAGAGTATATCTTACCAAAGGCTCTTCCTGACATTAACCACGAAGAACTTAAAGAGATTATCAGCCCAGCACAGCAGACCGCTCCGGTTCAAGAGGAAGTTAAAACAGACTTTACTATTCCTGAAACAACCTTACCAGAAGGTCAACCAAGCTTAGAGGAGGCTTATGGAGCATAACGAACTCTCATACGAAGATAAGAGAAGAATGTATAGTTTCTTCTTCGAATCTGATGAAGGTGAGTTATTCCGCAAGCTTCTAAACGATATGCACTCCGGCGAGTTAGACATCGCTCAGGGTGCATACCTCAAGCTGCAATGTCCGAACGAGCAAATTGTCGGGGCTGTAAACCGCGCGGCCGGTATCAAAAGTATTACAGACTTTATAGACAGTATCGAGGCCGAAGTCAAAGAACATAAGAAAGGAGAGCAGAAGTAGTCCGAGTGGGAGAACTCTAATAGCAACCGCCAAGCCAGCTTATCGAAGTTAAAATTATCTATAACTTAAATGTGGGAAGGCCCACACGCATCGCCAAATGTGAGATAAGCTGGGCTGGCGGAATCGAGAGGTTCCGCAGCAGATATTAACAATAAGGAGAGTTCTATGGACGAACAAACTGTAAATGAGGAAGACTTATTCGAACCCTCGGACATCCAGGTACAAGATGACGAGCAAAGTGAGAATACAGACAGCCCAGCAGTCGAGGTAACCAAAGAAGAACAAACGACTAGCGAAGAACAAGCTAGTGCAGAGTCAGAGGTTTCGACTGAAAAACAAGAAGAAACACAAACTGGCGATGCGGTGGACGAGTTCTTGGCGAAAAAAGGTGTAGATAAAAACGACCCGGATGCACTCCGTAAAGTCGCTGAAATGTACCAAAATGTCGAAAAGGCTTACGGCCAGAAATCACAAGAAAAGGCTAAGCTCGAACGTGAGTTAGCAAACGCTCAGCCAGCACAGAGTACGCCAGATATGCAGGCTTTATCTGAAGTCAGAGCATTGAAAACCCAGATGGATGTAGAGAAATGGAAGCAAGAGAAAAAGCTTACTCCAGAAACCGAGCAAAAGATGATGGAATGGTTCTCGCAACCTATCCAGAATAACGGCCAGAATGTGCTAGACGCAAATGGAAACCCTATTATCAGAGGTTATCTATATGCAAATGGTCTTGTATCTCTAGACGACGTGTATAACTTTGTAGGCGGAAACGTCAACACGGAACTAGAAGATAAGAAGCAAAACCTTACAGAAGAACTTCGCTCAGAGGTTCGAAAAGAAATGTCTGCACGTCAAGCTGCAAAATCAACCAAACAAGGTTCTACCGATTCTACGCAGTTCGACAAACCAGCAGAAGACGATCCATTCTTAAGTGGACTCGGACTTTAGCTGTTTAACCATTAAGACAACTAATAATTCTATAAGGAAAGGACTATATGTCAGTCAACCTAGCTTCCAAATATGCAAGCAAGCTCGACCAGCTTTTTGCAAAAGGTTCTTACACTGATCGTGCAGTCAACCAAAACTATGACTTCGACGGCGTTAAGACAATCAACGTTTACACAGTAACAACTGTTGCAACTTCTAACTACAACCGTTCATCTACCGGCGACCGTTTCGGTGGCAACAACGAAATTCAAGACGTTGTAACCCCATACACACTTAACAACGACAAGTGTTTCAAATTAACAATCGACCGTGGTAACTACGAACAGCAGGCTCTCGCTAAGAAAGCAGGCGAAGTTCTCCGTGCTGAAATGGACGAACAAGTTATCCCAGAAATCGACGCTAACCGTATCGCAGCTGGTGCTGCTGGTGCAACTGCAGTTTCACAGGCTGTTTCTGCAGGCGATAACGTCTATGAAGACTTTATGAAAGCAAACGCTTACCTCGACGAAGCTAAAGCTCCAGTCAGCAACCGTTTCGCATTCGTTACCCCACAAATGTATGTCGCTATCAAGAGCAAAATCGTTTCAACTGTCAACGCAAATGCTTACAACGACAAACTTCTCCCTCGTGGCTTCGTAGGCGAACTCGATGGTGTCAACATCATCGTTACCCCAGCTAGCTACTTCCCAGCAAACACCAAGTGTGTTATGTGGCACAAGGACGCTCTCTTGGGTGCTAAACAAATTATGAAGACTCGCATCATCACCGATTCTGAATTGGTCGATGGTTCAGTTCTCACTGGCCGCTTTATCTACGATTCATTCGTTCTCAACGGCAAGAAGAACGCAGTTGCTTCTATCACTTCAAGCACAATTTCGGGCTAATCTAACCACCTAGAAACAATTAAGGCTCTCGGCTCTAACCTGAGGGCCTTTTTTGTGTTATAATATAGGTAATGGCGATGCGTCTGGTAATAAATGGACGCTAATTATAACTTATCGACGCTTGTAGAGGACGTAAAAGACGAACTCCAAGACGAGTCGTATGACGACAACCGTATAATTCGCTATCTCAACCAAACTTACCTCGAGACATTCGGCGAGGTTCCGTATAGCTTTTTCGAAAAAACATACAAATATGAAACTATTGATTCAGGCGAACTCGAAGTTCCTAAAGACTTCCAGAGTATGATTCGCTTGGTAGTTGAAAAAGACAATATGAAGTGGCCTCTTAAATATGTCGCTCCGAGGGAATACTACGCAGAGTGGCACGGAATGAGAGTGTATGAGTACACAGTTATCGGAAACACAGTACACTTCCATCTTCCAGAGGTAGATTGCAAGACTATCGACGACAACGATCCAAAAAACTACTACACAATGAAACTCTACTATCTGGCTAAGCCGGTTAAATTAAGCAACCCAACAGATAGACCACTTATTCCTGAAGAATACTCTGAAATTCTTATCCTCGGTGCGCTTGCAAGAGCAGAACGCCGCCGTGGCAACTACGACTTCGCACAAATCTATGATAACCAAAAAGCCGAACTTATAACTAATATGGCTATGAGATACGGCCCAAGACAACTTGAAGGCGAGAATAGAGCGCTTCCACCGGTCGATATAAGAATTAACGAGGTATAACGCTATGGTACAGTCCAGATTTACAAAAATTAAGACAATTCCTAATGTATCGACTGGCAAATCTTCCCCATCTACGACAAACTTCGCAGACGGTATCTCGACTTATAGACCAAATGACACGATGAAGAACTCCGAGCTTCGTTTAGCACAAGACGCTCGTTTCGACCGTATCGGCGAGTATAAGACGCGCAAAGGTTATAAACGACTATTTAACCCTGTTGGCTACACAAACCTCTCTACGAACCTCTCAAGCGCTTCTACGGACACTCCGCTACCGGAGGTTCAGGCCTATGAGTTCCAGCCAAGCTCGAACACGGTTGCTTTCTCTGTTCTAATCAAGATTAAGAAGCCAGCCGGCGAAACTGTACCTTACGCAGTTCCGTGTCTGTCTATCTGGTCTGGAGACGAGAAGATAGCAGAAACATTCATAGATCCAGCGACCATCACTACCTCATACCAGACGCTTGAGGCTATCTTTATGAATACGCCAAATCTTTATACAAGCGACACAATTCAGATAAGAATAAGCACGCAGAATAACAATGTCTCAAACTACTTAGTGCAGACCGTCTCCGGCGTTCTCGGCTGTACGGTTAAGACCTGTACCGAGGGTGCTGTGGAGAATATCTTCGAAGCCAACATAGATGGTACGAAGATGGTCTTTTTCGTGCAGAACTCGAAACTATACCGAGCAGATAGCCTCGGAAATGTTACGAAGGTTAGAGACCTTCCGGTTGGTACTAAAAATGTACGCTTTAACCAAGCTCTAAATAAAATTCGCTATGTGGACGGACTTGAAGGCCCACGCCTCATAGATCCTGAAAATTCCTGGTCTGATACTGCTATCACGACTACTGACCTTGAGACCGGCGTTGACCTCGAAATCAAGACTAGAGATATTATGGCCGGAATGAGCGATAATATCATCTATCTTGACGCTGACACGGATACACAGGCTGTTTGGACTTACCCTTACGGCTACGCATACGCTAAGGCGGTTATCTTCTCTACTACAGTTGCACTTCCTACTACTATCGACCAGACAACCACCGTGGCTCAGTCTACAATGACCGCACTTACCTCTAAGGCTCCAGCAAATGCTGAAGTTGGAGACCTGATGTACCACGGCTCGACAGTTGGCGAAATAACGGCTATCTCTGGTACGAACTTTACTGTGAAGACCGTCGACAATACAGCAGAACCTATCAACAGTTATGACGCATTTAACCGAGACTTTAGACAGAACTTCCCGGCTATTCAGACCGGCGATCCTGTAACCGCTATGTTTAACCTCGGTGGAGTTTACTACTTCTTAACTAGACGCAATAAGTACCAAATGTACGCTCAGACCGCAGACCAATGGTCTCAGAGCCAATGTACCGCACAGAACGGAACATTCAGCCAAGAATCAGTAGTCTGCGACCTTAACTACGCATATTTCGCTAATGATACCGGAATTTACCGCTTCAACGGTATGGACGAAGACAGCTTGACGCAAGAAACCATCCAGAACGTTTATGACGCAATTCCAAACAAAGAGAATATCGTGCTTGACCTCTATAACAACCGTCTCTATGTGTACTACACAAGCCAAGCCGGTGGAGTAAACGACCATTGTTTAGTCTTTAACATCAACCTTAGAAAGTGGGAAAGTTTCGATTCTAATACTTATGTCTCGGCTACTTCAGCACGTCAGAACGCCTCAAACCGCTTCCTATGCGGCCACTCTCGTATCGGTCTAATTATGATTAACGAAGCAGAAGACAACAACTACTCTGATATGGGACAGGCTATTGCGTTTAACCTTGAGACCGCCTACGAACACTTCGGAACAACCTCACAACTTAAGCGAATACCTAAATGGCGACCAGAGTTCGCAACCACAAATAACCCTTACTCTGTGGCCTGTGGTTATGCTCTGGACTTCTCAGATAACGTTCAGTACGCCTTCTCAGTTGACCTTCAGAACTTGAATGTATATGCAGACAATTATGTTTGGGATGAGCCTAGCAACTACGGTATCCCTACTATGCCAACTATTCTCTCGACTATTCCACAGGTAAACGGCGAATTTTATCGCTGCCAACTTCGCTATCAGCATATCGCAGCATTCGAGCCGGTGGTCTTTAGAAGCCACACTCTGACGGTTCAGACGCAAAGAATAAGGTAAAGGAGGTATATGCCTAATAGATTTAGCCCTCTAAGCTCTAAAGCGAGCTTGCAGTCGGTTATCAGACAAACAAACGATAACTTCCGCCAACTAGACGCAGAAACGAACTCGAAGACGATTATCGCTGGTGGCGGTAAAAATGCTATGCTCTCAGGTAGGCTTCCTAATGGTCGCTATGGCGAAGTGTTTTATGATTCGACCGGAACTGCTCGTATTCTTATAGGCCAAGCGCCAAAAGATGGTAGGCCTGGTATATGGATCACGAAGCCTGGGTTTGACGTGCTTAAGGAGGTCGACTAAATGTTAAGAGACGCAAGACATTTTATGTATTCTTCAGACTACACTTTACCTTGCTTTGTGTATAAGGTTGAAGGCTCAGTCGTCAACTCAGAAGGTTCTTTTCTTGGTGGTTGCAAAAAATTCGAACACCACCTACCGTTTACTCCGGTTTTGGTCGGTGTGTGGTCTAATGATGGCGACTTCACGACTTCATACAATATCGGCGAAGAACGCTTTCTGCAAGGCCCTAACGGCGGTTTTGTAGCGTTAGCAGACGACACTTACATATATGTAAAAGGTATCGTATCGAATGATGAGCCGACTACTTTTTTCTATAAACTCTATTCGTACTGCCCTATAGATTACACTGGCGAAGTAGAGCCGCTTAACGATATTTCTACTTTTAACTTTGATACTGATTATACATACCTGCAAGTTCTAGATGAGGGCAAGATAATGGCTGATGGCAATAAAAACCACGAAATAACCCACAACTTGGGCTATATGCCTATTTTTAAGATATGGCGAACTGTTGATACTGACTTTTGGGATAATGGGCTTATAACTGTTAGAGGTCTCTGTCCGTCGGTGTCGTATATTTACACAACTGAAACGCCGTCTATGTGGAACGCGGCCGACAGACAGAAGTTGTATATAACTTGGTATGAGGATAGGAGTTTAGACCAAAATGATTTTGCGTATTATCAAATATATGCTAACGAGGCTTAAAATGTTACTGGATAAGTTTTTCTTAAATACCGACCACGATACGCTAAAAGAGAGAAGCGTGCTTAGTCTTGAAATAAATGTTCCTGCTTTTATCATCGGAGCAACAAGCCCAGATAGGGTAAAAAACTTTGAAGTAACGTCTGAAGAATCTTATCCTGTGTCTTTTGAATCTCCGGCGATAACCTCTACATTTTTCCCGGATGCTGCTCTAGTCGGTGATGACACGATCTACGACAATGGCGAGCTAGAGTGTGCTTTCTTCGTGTCTAAACTATCTGGTAATAGGTACAAGTTTAGAATCAGAATGTTGAATTATTCCGGACACGATATACAAGTTCCGGACACAACCTTTACGGCCAGGATACATATGTTCGTTCCGTCCTCCCAAGACGATTAAAAATATGTTATAATGTAGGTAATGGCGATGCGGTAGGAATACCGTGGCGAAATCTATTGAAGAATATACTGCTGAGGTAAGTAAGGCTTACGACAACTCCCGAAATGCGTTGCAGAACCAAATCAACGCTATCGAGGGCAATCTTGCTACTACGCAGAAGCAGATAAACGAAAACTACGCAAACCAACAGAACCTCTTAAACAATCAGCGAAATCAGGCGGCTTCTAACGCTTCTATGCAAGCGGCCGGTTCTGGTGGCTCTTTTGGTGGCCGAGCAAATATCGCTAACAAGAAATACTACGAGCAGACCTTTGTTCCAGCCCAGACACAACTCAACACGAACCAGAGCCAAGCCCTTGAGAACGCACAGTCTCAGGCTAACTCGAACAGACTATCGCTTGAAACTCAGCTTGCAAGCCTCAACGACGAAATCTCCCGTCAGGGCCTCGCAAGGTACTACGACGAACTTGAAAAAGAACGCCAAGCAGAACTTCAGAGAAAAGCAATCGCAGCACAATATGCGGCTGCTAATAATTACGGTTTAGGATCAACTCAAGAACAGGATAGATACTATAACGCTGGTAGCGGTAACAACTATCAATTCCGTGATTCGCAAAATGGTGGCGCTGTTAAGTTCGGAACATTCATCAGCCAATACGGCGGAGACTTTAACCAGAGAGCAAGAGATTACTTGTATCAAATGGCTAAAAACGGCGACGCAAACGCTGCGCTTGTTCTTGGTACTATTGGCAATAAGCAGCTAGTAAACGGTTACGCACCAATGCCGAATAATGTGGTAAATCAACAAACCCAAAGAGCGCTTAACATTCTCGGCTTGAGGGTAGCATAGGAGGACAAATGGCAGGATTCAATGACGCTCTAGAGCAAGAAAGACGAAAAGCTGCGCAGTACCAAGCAGCACAGCGACAAGCACAAATGCAAAGAAACTACGCCGCTCAAAAGGCGGAACTTGACGATAAGTACAGCGGTGGTCTTGGTGGTTTCCTCGGTAGTATAATCGGTGGGATTGGTAAAGGTATCGGGGATATTGGATATTCTCTCGGTGGTTTATTCGGAACTGCTGGCGCAAGCGTTAAAGACCTTATCGAAGGCAAAGCAGGAACAGGCGAGAACACAAAAGCCTTCAAACGTACTTATTATGGTGCAAAAGACGATAAAGACGCTGCTGCTAAGGCCGCTGGTAATGCTCTTAACGCTGCAACTAACCTTGCTACAATGGTAGCCCCAGGCGTAGCCGGTGCAGGAACTGCTGCAGGTAAAGTCCTCGGCGGCACAATCGCTAACACCGCAGCTGGTGCTTTAGGAGGTGTAGCAGACGAGTTAGCGCAGCAAGGTTCGGACGCTCGACTTGATTCAGCGGCAAACCGTGCTATCTCTGGTGCCGTGGCAGGCCTTGCTACAGGTGGGCTTAACAAGAAAATCGGAAACGCTACCGGAAATATCAGCTCGAAACTTCTTAACAATAAACTCGCAACCTCGACTATCGGTCGTGGCGCTCTCTCTGGAGCAGTTGGTGGAGCAACAGGTGCAGGCACTTCGGCTGCTCTTGGCGGTGGCGATATAACACAAGCTGCACTTCAAGGTGGTTTAACCGGCGCAGTTGCAGGTGGTACACAGGCTGGACTTATGAACGCTGGAAGAAATATCATCGGTAAAGTCGGAAACCGCAAGGTTGCAACGTCTCAGGCTGTCGAAACTCCAACCAAGAGTAAAGCAGAAGAACTCGGAATACCTGATTATACAAAACCTCTTGACTATCAAGGCAACGAGTTAAAGATTGAGAAAAAGAACGCAATTCAGAAACTCGGCGATAGCTTGTCTAAAACCGGCGAACGTATCGAGAACGCAGACCTTTACAACTCGCTATACTCTAAGACCGCCGCTCAAATCACAAAGAATGGTTCTGTGGATAAACTTCGTAAACTCGGCTATACGCCTGAAAACTACAAAGAAGCTGCTAAAATATCGACCACCACAAACAAGTTCGTGGATGATATTGTAAAGAATAGTGGTGCTACTATCGTAGATAACGACCTTGTAGATAGAATCGCTAGACCATCTTCAGAAAATGCAATTGTTACGCCTTCCTACCAGAAAGTTTACGACGATCAGATTAAGCAAGTCTTTAGTACGATTGAAAACGGCGATTTCCCGGGCAAATACAACGCTTCAGACCTCTTGAAAGCGTCTCGCCAAGTTAACAAGGTCGCTAACAAATACCTTAAAAAAGCAACCTCTGTCAACGGTGGAGACCTTGCAACAGATGCAGGCGCTCTCGCTGATGCTCTTATGGATGTCAAATATGAGCTTAGAGACCTCGCCACTAAGTCGGTGGATGGTTTCGGCGATAACTACACTAAGAAACAGTTATCAGAACGTCTAAAGAATCTTGGCGCAACAGATGCAGCTATTTCGGATATGATGGAAGCTAAAAATATTGGCGAGTTCATCAGTAAGACCGCTAAATATGAAGACGCAAGACAGATGGATTATGAGATGAGTTCTAACGAACTTAGAAGAAATGCTATCTCTGGCAGCAAGACAAACCTTAACCCGATCACTAGAACAGCTCAAGACTCAGGTGCTGGAGAATTGCTCTCTGTAGCTACTAGACCGGTTGGAAAACTTGTCGGTAAAGTTGCACGAAACGCCGGGGATGCTCTCACAACCGCTGGCTCGGCTATTGGAAGCGTGTCTGGCGCTAACGCAACCCCGATGGATGTCAATACGCAAGCCCTACTCGGAAACATTATCGGTCGTACACAAGGTCAGGCTATTGCTGGCGAAAAAGTTCAGAACGCACGCAAGGCTGAAGAATACCAGAACCTCGAAGATATGTTTGCAAATATAACCGCAACACCAACTACTGAGCCTATGTATCCGGTGCAGAGACAAACTAGCCAAATTGAAGCACAACTCGCAGATATCCAGAACGCTATGGGACAAGCACTCGCAGCAGGCGATTTCTCGGCTTATAACCAACTCGCAACACTGTATAAGAACGCTTACAACGTCTATGAGATGCAAAACGAGATGTACGGACAGTCTGCAGGCGGGACTTCGAATATGTCAACCGCTGAAAAGAACCAGATCGCAAAGCTTCAGTCCGCAGGAACAGCCCTAGACCAGCTTGAGAGCCTATATCAGAAGGCTGGTGGCGGTCAGGGTATCATCGGCGGAAATATCGCAAACTTCCTCGGAGGCTTAGGACTTAACTCAGATGTAAACACCTATAACCAGCTCGCACAAGGTCTTATCAACCAAATTGGCGCTGCTATCGGCAAGACAGACTCCCTTAACACAGAAGGCGAAGTCCAAAGAGCGTTAAGCCTAGTTCCGAAGATCACAGACGATAACCAAACAGCGATGAATAAAATCGCAACGCTCCGACAACTTCTACAGCAGAATACTGGAACGTACAACCAACTCTACGGAGCATAAAGAAAAGCCCTCAGTTCGAGGGCTTTTCTGTTATTTAGATTTTAGTATAGTTTCGGTTATTATATCTACAATTTCGTCTTTATCTATATCAGCGTCTAGACCGCTGTTTAACAGAGCGTCTGCGGCTTCTGGGAATAAGAGACTATAATAAGTAAGTTTCTTCTCATTCGTGTCTTGGATCAACTCTGGCAGTTTATGCTGAGTGGCTGAACTAACATAATCTCTAGCAATTTTTCTAGCCATTTTTTTGCGTTCGGCCGGTGGCAATAGTTTTGCAGTGTGTTTATATACCGCAACTGAAGTCTTAGCAGTATCTATTAAACGATACATCATAGCCTCTACTGCGTCGTCTGACTTATCAACGATATCCTTGATTTCTTCTGCGCCATCCTTGAAGTTTTTGGTTGCGTCTGTTAGTTGCTTCTGCAATTTATTCTTTTCTGCGCTCAAGTCGCAAACTTTGTAAATTAAAACTCCGATACCTATTAAGAACAGTATCGTTAGTGCTTGTCCGGTTTCCATATTCCAAGTCCCTTGTTTACTTACCGACATTATATCACGAAATGTGGTATAATATAAATAATTGGCGATGTGCGAGGACAGCAAATGTCTTTAACACGCCACTTTTTCTTAGGGGGAGGACGCAAAGGCCGTAGGGGGTGCAGATAATGGCTTTTCGACAAGTTCTATCACCAAATCTAGACAACGATCCAAGCAACCCTCTCTATATATGGGTAGGCGGACAAATACTCACGGACTGGTATGGCTGGTGTCTCGCTGTAGTCGCTGGCTCATACGGAGCAGCCGGGAGTTCTTATTCAGCTAAAACTGCTTGGCAGTCCTGTCCTACTAAGCATTGGGACAGAAACATTCCAGAATATGTCTGGGTTCCGCTATGGTATGAAGGTGGCGAATACGGCCACGTCGTAATGGGCTTCAGACAAGGAAACGGAATTACTATCTATTCAAGCCCTTATACCCACCAACCAACCTTCCAACGCTTCGATGGCGAACTTAACTGGGCGCTAGACTATATCGGTCAAGTTTATGGCGTCGGAGGCTTTACCGGCTGGAGCGAAACAGTTCTTGATTCTCGAGTTATCGAATGGGTAGAAGACCAGGTAGCCGAACCAGAGCCTCAACCTGAGCCTGAAAAGCCAGAACCGGAACCAGAACCTATTCCAGAGCCAGACGAGCCTTCTGAGCCGTCTGATGAGCCTACAGAGCCTATCGAGGACGAACCAAAAGAAGATGAACCAAAGGAGGATAATATGTCATCACCAGAACCTGCAAAACCATATCAAGACCAACAGCAAGTAATGAGCCTTATCGAAGACGCAGGCGAGGGCTTCGACTTCCCTAAGAATGTCAAGTTTATCGCTTATCTAGTTGGCGACGCTTTGCTTGTGGCTTCCCTGCTAATTCCTGACATTGTAAATACCATTCAAGCAACAGACGGTGCTATTTGGGCTGAATATATGTCTAAAGTACTGCTTGAGGGTGGTATCGCTATACTAACCGTGTTTAAGTTATTCAAGAAGAAGAAGTAAAATGTCCGTATCTAAGCCAAACTTTAAGGAATGCTCGCTCGCACACTTGTTTATTTCTGGAACTTGTAAAATACTCTCAGTCATCGAGGATCTTCTATCCACAAAACAAACAGGTAGCGAAAAAGCCAAGTCTAGCCACTCAGAGCGAGGGGTGGTTAGACAGGGGGGGTTATTATGGAATCTATAACTCTAGGAGATATTTCAAATGTACTTATCTTTATTGCTGGTATATTTACTGCTGGCGGTACTATTGCTGGGTTTATGTCTAAGCGCTTCGGGAAAATGATGAAAGAGGAACTCAAGCCGCTTAACAGTAAAATAGACGACCTATCAGTTCAGGTAGCGCAAGTAGATATAGACAATACCAAAAACTATTTGCAACAGGCAATCTCCAGCATAGACGCTGGCGAAAAGCTAGATGGAGCGGCCAGAGAACGCTTCTATGAGAATTACGACCACTACACTAATGACCTTAACCTCAATTCCTGGGTTCACAAGGAAGTCGAAAGACTAGAAAAAGAAGGCAAACTTTAGTGTAGTGGTATCTGGTGGTGGGTTGCACTTTAGGAGGTGGTGGCTATGAATTTCATTATTACGATTTACGGAGAGCTTCCGGAGGGTATAGCGAACAGGCTTTGGCGACAGGTAGAGTGGGCCGGTGTAAACCTGACTGTTTTAGATAAGCACGCTTATATCTACGGAGACTGCGACGACAGAACTATAAACCAACTGGCCGTAGAGGCTGGGCGCACAGGACATTATGTAGAAGTCGAAAGGGGGTAGTTTCTATGATTAAGGTTCAGGCTAGGATCTACTTCAAGGAACCGTTCGACGAAGCAGGCGTAGACGAAATCGTCGAGAAGTTCGTAGAAGCAGATTATACTTACGAAACAAAGTATGCAAGGTTTAGAGGAACTCCGGAGCGTCTCCAGGAGTTTATTAGAGCCGTGAAAACGGTCGTAACTGTAGACAAAGTAACTGAATTATAACCCACCGCCTGAGCCGGCTTATGTGGTCGGCTCTTTTCTTTTGTGTTATAATATAACTAATTGGCGATGCGATAGGACACTATCGTGGAAATCGAAATCTTAAAGGGGGAAGGCAAAAAAGACGGTAAAGAAGCTAAAAAACTTGAATGCGTTCACGGCATTAAAGAATTAGCTGAAAATCTTGGCGAAGTCCAAGAGAATGGCTATCGTCTTCTCGCTTCCGAAGACCTATCAGAAAAAGAAAAAGACCAGCTCGTAGACATTATGGCTTCGGCTAAAGGTGCTATGAGAATTACAGAAAAAATGCTTGCTGAAAAATCAGACGTTTCAACAGAGACACACAAAAAAATTGACGAGAAAGCAGACAAATTCGTCGAGGGCTTAGGCTTAGAAGAAGATAAAACCGAGGAGGAGTAAAACCTATGGCTAACCCACTTAAGTTCTATCGCAAAAACACTTGCACGATTATTCTAGACGTGTGCGACTATCAGTTCAACGCTGGCGACACGATTTATTTCACAGTTAAGACCGCTCCAGATTCTGATCCAGACGACAGCGACGCTCTTATCAAGGCTAACTGGGAATACGGCACAGATGTAGAACCGGACGAAGATGGTTCGCTCCAGCTTATCTTAACGGCTGCGGAAACTAACATTCCGTTCGGCGACTACTTCTATGACCTTAAAATCGTTACAGCAGACGATGGCTCTGAATCAACATTAGTAACCGGCGACTTCACAATTATGGATGTCGCAACATTGAGGGTATAACTATGACACAGAATTTCGTTAAAGTATCTCAAGAACACAAGCATATCATCGTTAAGAACGCCGGTGGCCTTAGAGGCCAGACCGGTGCTAAAGGTGATACCGGTCCTCAAGGCCCACAAGGCCCTCAAGGCGAGCCTGGGCCACAAGGCCCACAGGGGGAAACCGGTGCAACTGGCCCAGCAGGTGCAACTGGCCCAGCAGGTCAGTCCGCAACCATCGCCGTTGGTACTACTACCACACTTCCGGCAGGCTCATCTGCTACTGTTACAAACTCCGGAACTTCACAGGCTGGGGTATTTAACTTTGGCATTCCAAAGGGTGACAAAGGCGACAAAGGCGACGCAGGTGCAGGCCTTGTCATTACTGGCTCAGTAAACACTTACGCGGATCTTCCAAACGACCTCGGCCCAGACGACGCAGGTAAAGCATACTTCGTCCAGGCTGATGGTAAACTTTATGTCTGGTCTGGTACACAGTTCCCTGCTGACGGCGAAGGCTCTCAGTTTGAAGGCCCACAAGGCCCACAGGGAGAACAAGGCCCTCAAGGCGAGCCAGCAGCGCCACCGGTAGCACAGGCTACTGTTTCCGGCTCTGATATTGAAATCACAGACGGCGAGGAAATGATTAGCCTCAACAAGATATATGGCGACACAGAGCAGACAACCTACACTGGAAAAAACTTGTTTGACGTGAATGGTACTGTTACTACTTCTTCCTACAGCACATACGAAATAGCCAACGATACGGCAAAGGTAGAGCAACTTAGCGCAAGTCAGCATAATGCGCTTATTGGCATAGAAATACCAAACTCAGGAGCGTTACTAGGCAAAACCGTCACCATTTCGCTTAACGCTAAGTCTTATGCTGGTGCTACTGGAGGTCGTGTTATTCTATGGGACAATACTACAACTCAATCATATATAACGATTAACAACCCAGATGCAGATGGCAATATGTCCGGGACTGTAACACTTCCAAATTCTTTCCCAGGGACGGCTACATTTTTCGTATTATATCTCTATGTAAACAAGTCAAACGCTGGAGGAGAAACTGGCAGCTACACGATCTTTTCAAAAATTCAACTTGAAGTCGGCCAAAAAACTTCTTACGAGCCTTATGTCGGTGGCACGGCTTCTCCAAACCCAGACTATCCACAAGAAGTCCAGACCGTAACAGGCGAACAAACAATCACGGTATCGAATGGCTCAGAGAGCCAGAGTTATCCTATCAACTTGGGGAAGAATATACTTGATAACATCGGAACTACTACTACCGCAGCAGGTGGTATTACATTCACGGTCAATGCAGACAAATCAGTCACAGTTAGTGGTGTTGCTACTAGTGCTTGCTGGTTAAAATTATCAGAAAGTATGCAACTTGACGGAGATTATTTCTTGTCAGGTTGTCCTAGCGGTGGTAGCGCAACTACATTCTCGCTCCAGACTTCATACTCTGGTAATGTATCTGGCGACTATGGTAGCGGTGTCCAACTTCACGCAGGAACTACCGACCCAGTATGGATTGTAGTTCGCTCAGGTCAGGACTTCTCTACTCCAGCGACATTCTACCCACAGATTGAAAAAGGAACTTCAAAGAGTTCGTATTCTCCATATTTCACTCCTATCGAACTCTGCAAGATTGGTACATATCAGGACTACATCTACAAGAGTGGAGATGATTGGTATGTACATAAAGAAACTGCAAAAAAGATATTGAAAGGAAATGAAACAGGTTGGTCTTCAAGTTCTCACTTGTATATTTTACCAAAAACATCTTGGTCTGATGCAAACCTTCAACAATATGGGACAGATTTACTTTCGGATTATTTTAACGCAACAAGCAGTTATGATATTGCGAACGCAACTATTGGCAAAATGTACATCGGGGCAGGATACTTAAATTTAAACTACGATAATACAGGTTCTGATTTAGCAAGTTTCAAAACTTGGCTAGGCACAAATAACCCAACCTTATATGCCCCATTGCAGACTGCTACTGACACGCAGATTACAAATACAACTCTTATCGCACAACTCGAGGCGCTTAACTCGGCTACGCTCTATCAAGGTGTAAACGAGATCACAACGACCGCTACCGGAACCAACCTTCCAGCAAGTCTTGATCTCACTTACCAGACCTGGTTTAAGGGTGAGAAGGGCGACACAGGCCCGGCAAACAGCCTCTCTATCGGAACGGTACAGTCTGGAGCAACTGCTGCTGCTACTATCACAGGAACTCCACCAAACCAAACTCTCAACCTGACACTTCCTAAAGGCGATCCAGGCCAGAATGGTACAGATGGTACAGATGGTACAGATGGCTTCAGCCCTATCGCTACCGTAACAAAGAGCGGTGATACTGCTACTATTACTATCACGGATAAGAACGGTACAACCACCGCGACTGTAAAAGACGGTACGACCGGAACCACAGACTACGAAGACTTAACAAACGTGTATTATACAGATACAACACTTCAGGCCGTCTGGGACTCTGTAAACGGCTACTATGTCATAACTACAGTTTCTCCGATTCGCACGACCGCTCCGGTTGTAGGCGACAAAATTAGAGTTCAATTCGACACGGCGCACACAGGCTCCGCAGTACAGATTAAAGTCAACTCAGACTCGGTGCTAGGCTGCGTAGTCGGCTCAACAAGCGTAACGAATGTCAGCACGAATAGAGTATACGAGTTTGTAAAGACACAAGAAACAGGCCAGAGCGCAGTTTGGAACGCTATCAGCAACCTTGTAGATGCTATCTACCCGATTGGCTCTATCTATATGTCGGTGAGTTCTACAAACCCAGGCAACCTGTTTGGTGGAACTTGGTCGCAGATAAAGGATACGTTCCTACTCTCTGCTGGTGATACTTACACCGCTGGAAGCACAGGCGGTGAGGCTACACACAAACTTACTGTAGACGAAATGCCAGCCCATAGACACGGTAACCCATACGTTCTCGGTAGTTTCGGAGGTGGTGGTAACTGGGTATGTGATCCGGGTGCAACTTCTAACTATGCTCCTAACTCAACAGCATCTACTGGTGGAAGTCAGGCTCACAACAATATGCCGCCATATCTCACAGTCTATATGTGGCAAAGAACTGCATAATATGGTATAATATAAAAAGACTACAAAAACACTAGAACCGGTCAGAAATGGCCGGTTTCTTGACTTATTTAAGAACCTGTGCTACAATGGTAGACAGTTAGAACGCATAATTCAGACTCCGTGATACCTCTTATGAGGTCGGAGTCTTTTATTCGTAAAAGACAAAAAGGTTTACGCAAACGCGTTGTGGAAAACCAAAAAATACTAACTAAAGCCGAATGTGGAAAACAAGACGGCCTGCATTTTAGGTGCTAGAAAAAGGAGGAACTATGGGGAAACAGTCATTATCAGTGAATATCAGTGAAAAGTTTCTTAAAAGAAACTTCAATGAATCATTGAATGGGCTACCAGTAAAAGAGCGAGACTATATGATCGAAACTGCTATGAGAAGATTAGGAATCTCGGAACAGTGGCATAACGCGGTCGCTAAAGGTGCTTGCTACTTAGATGGTGCTAGGTTCTGGGAACTTGTAGACATAGCTTCTACTAAGAAGTCTCCAGCACACTACTTCGTAGCCTGTGTCTGCAGAGAAGCTAGATAGTTTCAACTAAACTTCCCCTTTATATTAACCATTAAGAAGGGGATTTTTTATTCTTTATGAAAATGTCTCAAGCATACCAACGGTATATTCGAGAATATCTAGAAATTAAAGGAGTAGATGAAAACCAGCTTGTGCATTTTAAGGCTGGAGTTCGTATATGGTGCGAAACCATAGGAGATATGGAGATAGATTGTATAACTCTATCTGACGTTTCACGGTTTAAGTCTGAGCTTAGAACCTATGGCAGACATAGATGCGATAACACTGTTAGAAACTATATCTGCAATCTAAGAATGGTTCTTAAATACTGGAAACTTAGAGGAGAGCCGTGCATAGACTACGAACTTATCCCAGCTCCTAAAAGAGAGCCGGTTATACCTTCTTTTTTAACGGCCGAAGAAGTACAACGTATGATCGACGCAAGTTCTAAAGTCAGATCTAAGTTTATTATTTCCCTTCTATATTCGAGTGGCATCCGTGTATCTGAATTGATACAACTAAATAGAGATACTATTCGGAACGGTTGCTTCACAGTTATAGGTAAAGGCTCTAAGCCTCGTATCTGCTTTTTAGACGCACGGACTGCACTTTATATGGAAAAGTACCTATCCGAGCGTAAAGACCGCTTAGACGCGCTTATAGCGACCAAAGACGGTACTCGGGCTTCAGCCTCTACTATACAGATGGTTATAAGAAATGCGTCGGATCGTGCTGGTATCAAGAAGAAGGTCAGCCCTCATACCCTCCGCCACAGTTTCGCTACTAATTATGTAGGAAACGGCGGAAATATCAGACACCTAGCCGACCTTCTCGGCCACGAAAGCTTGAATACTACCGCACATTATACCCACTTGGTGAATAACGACCTTATGCGAGAATATAAACTCCACCATACCTGTTGACACAAAAAATATCCACAGGGGTCGAAACCAGAGACCTGGAACCCTGTGGATAACTATATTGTACCAAAAATCTCCAAAATTGCAACAAAATATCATTGACTATTATGCTTATGTGTGGTACAATGAAGTTAAGAAATCGCAAATTAAAAGTCGAAATAGATTTACGATAAGAATCAACGTAAGCCGGATAGAGAACCTTCGCAATGCGAATGCCGCGCTCTATCAGCTGAGCTAACGCCCCATAAAGATAGTATAGCGTAGCCGAAAGACTTACTCAAGACTCTTATCAAAGAGTCTTTTTTAACACGGTTTCTTCGGGGTCTGAATTATGCGTTCTACCTCAGGAGTACGAGAAACAGGGCGGAAGCTACTACTCATATAACTTAACAATCAGGTACGATCAACAATTAAGATTCGTGAGGCCAGACGACCGGACGGATATAGACCGAATTTTATCATTCGTCTTTCTGTAAGGAAAAGGGTTTTATTTTCATCCGCAGATACTCCGGTTAGCAGTAATGGCACTTCGCAAAAGATTTCAGTCCGGTCCTCCGGCTTCGCGAACAAAAGAAAGGGAAATATATGATAAAGATTAAATTAACTATTTTAGCGATTCTAGCAAGTATGTATGGAATTGCTCTATCTGAGAATGGAATGATCCAGACTGTGAGCTGGGTTTTATTCATCAGCCTAAGTCTAGGCTTAGTAAGAATGCTGGAGGTTCGTTATGGAATGGATTAACGATAAAAACCGAGAGTATTACATAAGACGTATGGCTCGCCACTTTAAGCGAACTACTACAGAAGAAGAACTAAGAAAAAATATCGAAAAGGATCCGACGATCTTAGACGACTTCGTCGACTACCTTGTCGATAGTTATGAAGATGAAAGGTATATGAATGAGTAAAATCGGAAGAGTTATTATAGACCGCCTGGAAGATGGCGAAGATATGGAAACTTTAACAGAGAAAGGGTTATTCTATGACGGAACAAGGAATGAAGACAGTAGACATTAAGGGTAAAGCCTATGTCGAAGTAAACGAAAGGGTTAAATACTTCCGCTCGAATTACGAGGGCTGGAGTATCGAAACCGAACTGTTATCTAACGAAAACGGAACTTGCGTATTCAAGGCTACGGTTAAAGACGATCAAGGAACGGTCGTCTCAACCGGACACGCCTACGAAAACGAAGGTTCAACTTTTATCAACAAGACAAGTTATATCGAGAACTGCGAAACAAGCGCCGTAGGACGTGCGCTTGGCTTGCTCGGTATCGGAATAGATACAAGTATCGCAAGCTCAGACGAAGTAGTAAACGCTATGCAGAACCAAACAAAAGCACCTGCTAAGAACGGTTTAGACTTCGACGAACTTCGCTTGAAATACTCGAAGATGACAAAAGACGATCTTCGCAAAGAATACGTGAATGTGAAGATTAGTAAACTCTACACGGATAAGCAAAAAGAGGCTATCGGGAAGATGATTATGCAAGCCCAGGAAGGCAAATAATGATGAATCTCGAATATGCGAAAGAGTTAGCTCGAAAACAGATTAAAGAGCTGGCTCGCTCGCAGGCCGAGGAGAACGCGATGATCTCCGGAATGCTTATCTTAGAAGACGCTATAAACGGCGAACTTTAACAAAAAGATGGTGGTGCTAGCTCAATAGGTGCGGAGCGGCTAAGCGGAAGGCATATCGAGGCCACTATCTTTATTAAGTGGACGGCTCATACTCCCCCAGACTCCACTCTGGACGAGCCGACCCATATTTCCTTCAGTGGCCGGAACAAAACAAACTGCGAGTTCCGACCACCTAGCGAGCGGATAAGTTTCAGTCATAAGAACTCCTAACTTTTATGATTTGTCTCTAGGTCTTATCCGTTCACTAGGCGGCTAGATATACGACCAGTCTATCTAACCGCTGAAACCACGCTCTAGCGACACCGGTGCGTTTGCTATTCACCGGTGCCAGACGAGCCGAGAAATATACGTTACCCACCCGCCTTAAAGTTCTCGGTTCATCTGGGCGCTCGAAGGTCAGTTGAGAGGCCTTCGAGGGTTCGAAAGGAGGTAAAGAGAGGTATGAAGACAAAAAAAGAATTAAAACCTTATGACTACGCTGAAGAAGATTTTACTCCGGCGTTTTTTATAGGGGTAGTTCTTATCGTAATGGTAGGAATCGTAGCATTAAGTATCGCCTTACTGCTTGCTCTATGGGTAATAACCGGAGTTATGTCGATATGGTAGACGACTTAAGCGAAGCTGCTAAGTGGTATTGTGGCCACGAAATCACAGCGGTGGGAGGTGAAGATGAAAATTAACAATAAACCTATGCGAGAAAGAATTAAGGCGCTCGTTAGAGCAAACCCTAGTCTCGCAGACGATGACAAGAAACTTATCGCTTCCATCTGGTATTTAGAAGGGTGGACTGATGAGAACTTATACGCGAATCTTAAAAAAGTATCAAGCCCGGAGACGATCCGGCGCACACGAGCCAAACTGGTCGAGGAAGGTATTATAAAGCCTTCTAAAGAGGTTCAAGAGGCTCGCTATGAAGAATATAAGCAGGCTCGAATGAGTATATAGGAGGTATGAAATGTATCACAGATGGAACAGCAGATACGGTAAGAACGTCTTTGTGTCGTTCCCTAGTATCGTCGAGGAAATGAAACTCGATTATGAAGTAATAACTTTTGTGGAGGGTAGGTAAAAATGTCAGGAACAAAAGAAGGCGGTAAGAAATGCGCCGCAACTAATAAAAAAGTTCACGGTTCGGACTTTTATAAAAGAATAGGTGCTAAAGGTGGCAGAAACGGCCATACCGGCGGCTTCGCAGCAAATCACGAACTCGCAAGAATCGCTGGCGCTAAGGGCGGTAGAAATGGTAAACGTGGCCCATCGAATAAAAAGAAAGTCAAGGTGGTCTCTGAAGAAGAAGCGATCCAAATCGAAGTCAAGAAGCAGAAGAACAAAAGTAAGTTCGGTTGGCTATTCGGAAAGAGGTAAAGATGAACCTAAAGCGTTATTCCCTACTGACAATTATGAAGCCACGGCTATCGGAGAAGAAATATCGGGAACTCTGTAGAGAAATAGAGTGGCGAGAAGAACAGAAATATCTTAACGAACTTAAAAAGAAACAGGAGGTACAAGATGAGACTATTCAAGAAGAAATCACACTATGAGGACAAACTAGAACAGAGGCTTGACACTATTTCAGAATTAACTCGAGACCTAGAAAAGCCGGAGTTCAACCGTCTTCTAGACGCACTTAAGAGTGTATTCGACGCACGTCAGAAGCTCAAGGGTGTAAAGACTAACGAAGAAAAAGAGAACGGCGACATTTACGAAGCAGAGAGAATACTCGAAAAGGAAGCTAAATGATTCTAGTCCGTTCACTTGTAGAGTTCATAGATATTCGAAACAATAACCAGCTCAGAAAAGAGGGGGAAGTATTCGAAGTATCTTATGCACGTCTACTTGAATTGAAAAAGAACGGAGTTAAGGTAAAGGTTATCCGTGTTGATTATCTCGGACGCAAGAAAAAGACAGGCCCTAAGGTTATGTTCTTCCAGAAACTACTTTATGTAATTGGAGGAATTGAAACCTGGGGTCTTACTCTTGCTAAGTTATACGAGGACAGAGATATAACCTTCGTCTTCTCCGAGGCTGACGACATTCAACTGATGGAGTTCGCTAAATACTGCAACGTTATAGTTGACGACGGTCAAGCCCATTATAAATGCGACGTTCTTATCTCTTCTAACTATGATGGCGGTGCTATCATTCTAGACCGCGTAGAAGCGAAGAAAAGGTATCAGACGATCCATTCAGACTTCGAGGCCATCAAGAAGTGTTATGGCTGGCATAACTTCAAGCTAGATATAGACAAACGCTTCGACAAGATTATAGCCGCTTCAGAAACGGCCGCTAGAGGTCTTAAGAACGAGTTCGGCTACGATTCAACGATTATAACTAACCCACTTGTACCGCTAGACGAAAAGCCTCTAATTCTTCTTACACTATCTAGGGCAAGCGAAGAAAAGGGCTTTTGGCGTATGGTATCTATGGCTAAGCGTCTAGAAGGTGCAGGCAAACCGTTTATTTGGTTAGTATGTTCGACTTTATGTGTTGCTCCAGCAGACTTACAAAAGGCTATTAAGTCTATCCCAGAAATGATTGAAGTAGAGCCGCAGTTTTACACGAAACAGTTGCTACATATAGCAGACTACTGCGTTCAGTTATCTGATACTGAGGCTTACTGCTATTCAGTACACGAGAGCCTTGCAACCGGAGTTCCGGTTATCGCTACCGAGTTCGACCAAGCCAAGAAGATTATCAAGGACGGAGAGAACGGTTATCTTCTAAAGTTCGACTTATCTAACTTAGACGTAAACAAGATATTTAACAGTATCCCTGAGGGCTTTAAGTACGAAGAAAAGCCTAGCCCACTATGGAAGAAGGTGTTAGATGGCACGCTATAAAGTATCAGTTATTATGGCCGCTTATAACGCCGATGAAACTATCGAGATGGCCTTGAACTCTATTCCAGACCGTGAGGACGTGGAGATTATCGTTATAGACGATGGCTCAACCGACAAGACCGCACAAAAGGTCAGAGAGTTTGGCCGTGCTAGGTTGGTACAGCATAAAAAGAATTATGGTCTAGGCAAAGCCCTTAACACAGGTCTAAAAGAGGCTTCCGGCGAGTATCTAGTTATGCTAGACTCTGACGACGACTTCTACCCTGTTATCTTCGAAGAAATTATGGAAGATCTAGACGGCACAGACCTAGTCTACTTCAACCTTATCACAAATGATGGCACTATATTCGACCTTACTCCAAACTCTAGAGATATTTACTGCGGACAAACCAAGTTTATGAGGCGAGAGTTTATCGGCGATACCAAGTATGATGAAACTGCACTTGTGGCCGAGGACGTTCCCTTTTGGCGAGAACTTAAAGAAAAGAACCCAACCGAGAAATATACCGGTCTTATCGTTAAGCACTACAATTCGCCAAGAGAGAATAGTTTAACCTGGAGAAGACAGCACGGAGAGTTTGACGAGTTTCTAGATGGGAGGGACGACTTATGACAGTCAGCATCATCATTCCTATCTATAACCGTCTCCACTCGACCATCAAGCTTCTAAACAAACTAGACGACCAACTAGACCTCTGGAGGGATAGCGTACAGGTTATCTGTATCAACGATGGTTCAAAAGAAGAATTAGAATGCGAGAAGGCTGTTGAAGGTTTATGCCAGGCGTTTGGTTTCGAATACTACAAGCAGGAGAACATAGGTGGCGCTGCAACCTGCAACAAAGGTATAGAGAAGGTCAAAGGCGACTACTTTACCTTCATAGACTGCGACGACGATATTGTGGACGACTATGTTAAAAATATCTTTTCTGAACTCGGAGACAACGAGCATCTGATCGCCTATAAGTGGTATTTCAAAGAACCAAGAGAGCTAGGCGAGTGGCACGACAGACCATATGTAAACTGGAATGTTTGGAGTTATCTATTCAGGACTGATTATTTTAAGCAGTTTGAGTTTGATGAAAATATCAACGTCGGTTGGGACTACGACTTCGTACACAGGTCGATCAAGTCTAAACCGGATATGTATATCAGATACGTTCCAACTAAGGCGCTAGTTATTTACGATAGCGAAAACCCACAGAGTATAACGAATAAGTTCCACCGTGGAGAAATCAAAGTAAGAAAGGACGAAAAATGAGAGCAATTAAGATTACACCGCAGGTGTTAAAAGGGCAAAGGTTGGCTGCTGGTCTAAACCAGGAAAGTATAGCAAAAAAAGCTGGCACTACACAGTCGTTTATTAGTCAGCTTGAATGTAAGCCAAGCGTAGCAGTTGAAAGAATTATCAGAGTGCTTGATGCGTATGGTCTGGAAGTTATTACTAAAGATGAATGCGTTTATGATGCTGATGATATGGAAGTGTACCGGCGCAAGGTAAATTACCTAGAAACAAAGGTCAATATTTACGAAGGTCTAATTAAGGAGTTGACAAGATGAAAGCAGACATACTTATCGGCAAAGAGTGGTCTATCGACACGAGTAAAGACTACAAAAAGTGGCCGTGGAGCTTTATTAAGAAGCACCGTATGAAGTGGCTTAAAAAGAACTTACCAAAGATTACTAAGAAACAAATGGCTATGGAGCGAGAGCTTGCTGATTGGTTTCAGATTGAGAACTACGAGGAGAGACACAGATGAAACTACGAAATAAGAAAACGGGAATGATTGGTGAATTGCACTTTGAACCAGATAAAGAATACCATTTTACAGTAGCAACAGAAGACCCTGCTGATATGAGAATATACAAAACTCTCGAAGCACTCTGTCAAGATTGGGAAGATTACGAAGAGCCGAAAGACTTTTGGTTCATAGACGATGAAGGCGATGTTGAAGTGGAAGGGGAGGAATATGAAGAAAACTTAGATAAAATGAAGTCTATCGGCAACTACTTCTCAACCAAAGAAGAAGCCGAGAAAGCAGTTGAGAAATTAAAGGCTTGGAAAAGATTGAAAGACAGGGGATTTACCAAGATATTTAGTATAGAGTATAAAAATGCCCTATGTGGAGGAACGGCAGTCAGTTTCAAATTATTAGTAAAAGATAAAGAAATGCTAAAAGATTTAGACATTTGTTTCGGAGGTGAAGAATGACAGAATCAGAACTTCAGACGATGGTAGCAGACTACCTAAAACTACAATACCCAGACGTACTTTTCCATAGCGACTTCGGTTCTGGTATCAAACTAACCAAAGGCCAAGCGATCAAGCAGAAAAGACAGAACGGTGGCCGCAGAGGTTGGCCTGATATGTTCCTCGCAGAACCATCAAAGAACTGCAACGGTTTATTCATTGAGCTTAAAGCAAAAGGTGTAAGGCTCAAGAAAAAAGATGGATCGTGGGCTTCTACACACCTTGAGGAACAGAATGAGGTGTTAAACCAACTCCAAAAGAGAGGTTATGCTGCATATTTTGCGGTAGGTTTCGATGAGGCAAAAGAGATTATAGACGATTATTTAAGCGATGGAAGAAATTGAAATCATAAGACTAAAAAAGAAAGGTGGTAAAAATGGCGAACGAACAAAACTTGGTTAGTTTCAAAGACCGAACACCGACCGAACAACGAGAAATAGCACGAATGGGCGGTAAAAAGTCGGGCGAAGTTAGACGTGCAAAAAAGACCTTCCGTGAGTTGATGGAAGAATACGGCGGAATGCCGGACGAGAATGATCCACGGCTAACAAACGACCAAGCGATTATGATTAACCAGTACAAACTCGCAAAGAGTGATAAGCCCGGTAGCACAAAGGCCGCAGAGTTTGTTAGAGATACAAAAGGAGAAGCTCCAGCAAAGAATGAGTTGACCTTAAATGCAAATATCGAGAGTATAACGATTAACTTCGGGAAGGACAAGAAATAATGGTATGTCCCTCTGGCAAGAAGGAATACCCTACCTTCTGGGCGGCAAACAGAGAGAACCAAAAGAAGGTGCGAGAGCATTGCGTAGAGATGGACGTGTATAAGTGCAAATGGTGCAATCAGTGGCACTTAACAGGCCATAATCGCAAGACAGAAAAGATATTAAGGAGGTTAAATAAATGGCACTAAAAGTTTTAGAATTATTTGGAGGTATCGGAGCTTGCACGAAGGCTCTGGAACGACTTGGTATAGACCACAAGGTCGTGGATTACGTGGAGATCGACAAATACGCTGTTAAATCATTCAACGCAGTACACGGAACGAACTTCGAGCCACAAGATATTAAAGAGTGGAACAAAGATATAGAGGCAGACCTTATTATGCACGGTTCGCCTTGTCAGGACTTTTCCGTTGCTGGCAAAGGTGCAGGTGGAGATAAAGATTCAGGAACTCGCTCTAGCCTTATGTATGAAACGCTCCGAATCGTAGAGAAATTGAAACCAAAGTATGTTATATGGGAGAATGTCAAAAACCTCTTGTCGAAGAAGCATATTCACAACTTCGAGGCATACCAAGAGGCTATGCGAAATCTCGGTTACACTAACTACTACCAAGTTCTGAACGCAAAAGACTACGGTGTGCCACAGAACAGAGAGAGAGTCTTTACTGTGAGTATAAGGGACGACCACAAAACAACTGTGTTAGAGAGGTTAGAAGACTTCTATTTCGAGTTCCCAAAGCCATTCCCTCTAGAAAAGAAACTCAAGGATATTCTCGATACTGATGTTGACGAGAAATACTACATCAAGGACGCAACGAGCCTAACGGCAGGCTCAAACTTTGACACGATAAACGGCGGAACCATCGGCAAGATGCACGACATCAGCCGTCGGGC